CACCATCATTCAGGAGCGTGATGTCGTTGTTGTCTTATAGAAGCATTCATCTCCTTGATAAAGTTTCTATAGACCTTATCTGAATACTTTACATTACGTTTGAACATAGGATTCTTAGATGGTGAGGTAGGTATCTCTTCACCATTTAGTTTCTTGTATAGCGAGTCAATCATTCGCTTGGTCTTATACGAGAGTGTGTACAGTGCCTTTCGTTTTCCCATATGCCTCCTGAATACCTCAATCCATTTATCACGCCTTAGCCTATCGAAGCGTGTAACATCCCAACTTAGTAGCTCATTAAACTCTTGGAACTTATCCTTAGAGAAGTAATCCTCTGTGTAGAGGAATAGTAACATATCAAGGTCTGCTTGAGTGAGCCCATACTTAGCCTTTATAAACTGACGTATGACCCTCCAATACTTTAGGTAATCTGATTTCATTAAATTTTAATTTTGTAAATTTGTGTAAAGATAAAAAAAGTTATGGCAAAGAGTGGAAGGGTAAAAAAAGGAAATAAGATTTGCCCCGCAGGTATTGCTTGGGCGAAGAAAACCTTTGACACATATCCATCAGCATATGCCAATATGGCTGCAAGTAAATATTGCAAGGACCCTAACTATGCGAAGGGTTCAAAAAAGAAATAACTATGGCTATTAAAAAATTCAAGACACATAATATGTATAGCAAGACGGGGATAAAGAAGGTTGCTTCTACCCCCGCACAGCACAACGCTCTAAAGAAGAAAGGATATACTCACACAAAGAAAAAGAAATAATTATGCCAACAGTAAAGTATAAGTGTGGAGACACAGGAAAGATGATGACAAAAAAGTTTGCTTATAATGCAGTGGGTAAAGCACAAGCTGCTGAATTTGCTAAAACAATGAAAGGGTCTATGAAGAATAACCCTACCAAGAAAATGACTGAAACAGGTTATTGATGGGTGAACTCAAGAAGTGGCGAGATGAGAAGTGGGTACGTATAGGTACTGATGGCTCTATCAAGGGTGCTTGTGGTACAAGCAAGAACAAGAAGAACCCTGATAGGTGCTTGCCATTAAAGAAGGCTCAGAGTATGAGCAAGTCTGAGCGTGCATCTACAGCTAAAAAGAAAAAAAGATTTGGTCGCAAAGGTCAGCAGGTGGTGTCTAACACTCCGGCAGGCAAGGTCACAAAACAATATACCAAAAGATAATGGCTGATAAAAAGAAAGAGTTAACGGATAAGGAGAAGAACGACATAGCATTTCGTAATGCTGTTGTTGATAAACTAGCTAGCTTAGAGAAGAGAACCCCTAAGAAGCCAAAGAGAAAGAGGAGAGCTATTACAGGTTTAAAAGGATTACAGGGGTTAAGAGGATTTAATTCATAGCTATGGCAGAGAAGAGTAAGATGAAATGTAACAGAGTTTCTGCATCAGACAGACCCGGTAAGAAGAAGATGGTGAAAGCCTGTGAGGGTGGCAAGGAGAAGCTGATTCACTTTGGTGCTAAGGGTTATGGTCACAACTATTCTGCTGCAGCACGTAAGTCATTCAAGGCACGCCATAAGTGTAACACCGCCAAGTCAAAGCTCACAGCAAGGTATTGGTCCTGTAAGAACCTATGGGCAGGAAAAGGTGGCTCTACAAAGAGTTCACCAAAAAATCGTCAAGGAAAATATTAGTATATTTGTAAAAACAAATAATTATGAAGTACAGAGTATCAAAGCCATTAGCTGAAACAAAGGATTCAGATTTTAGTCCTTATGATTTGAATAAAGATGGTGAGGTAAGTAGGTCAGAGATGCAGCGTGCTAATGCTAAGAGTAAATCAAAATTACGAAAGGAAGTATTCCCTAATATAGGTACAGGACCTTATTCAGGAACATAGAAATCATAAAAGAAAAAACAAATAAACTATGCAAGGATATAATTCACGACTCGATGAGTCATTAGGAGCAAAGCACGGAAAGAAGTCTCAGTCAATGAAGTCTCGTAGAGACGAGTCTAAGGCAATGTCTAAGAAAGATTACGGTCACGCATATGGCGGAGACCACTCAATGTCTTACGAGCACAAGTGTATCAAGGACAGAAAGGTTGGTCCACATCTTACAAAACTAATCCGTAAGTAATGCCTTACAATAGAGACTTTCCATTATCACCTACCTTTGGTAATGATAAACCTAAGAAGAAGAGAAAGGTTGCGAGAGGGACCTTTGGTTTCGGCATAGATGGTAAGGAGGTTGAGGTTGAGGGAAAGATGATTACCAAGAGAAGTGGCAAGAAAAAATTCAAACCTAAAAGCAGAAAGGATAAAAAAATGTTTAGGGTTATAGATAGGAATAAAAGAAAAAATATAACATAACTGTGGGGAAAGGATTAGTATGGTTAGGAAATAAAATCATCGCAATGGGATTGTGGTGTAAGAGAACTTGGAATAAGTTCCTTAATAAGTTAATGTTTAAAAATATATAAGATGGCATATAAAAGAGATTTATCGAAACCTTTAGCAGAAACCTTTGGTCCCGGTGATGGGAAGTTAATGTCAAAGAGTCAATCGAATGCTCCTCATAGTGCCTTGATTGGTGCAGGACTAATAGGAACTGCAATATCGGCTTTCATTGGAAAGATGGGTAGAGACAAGATGAAGGCATCAAAAGCAAAAAGAAGGGAAAAAAAAGATGCAAGACAAACTAAAAGACAAACTAAAAGAAATAACTAATGGCATATAGAGTATCACAACCCTTAGCGGAAACTCAGTTTGATGATGACAAGCCTAAGAAGAAGAAGACAACTACAAAGACAAAGACAAGAACTCTTCGTGGAATGTCTGTAAGGCAAGCAGATAAAGCCCGTTCAGGTTCAATAGATAGAGCAAAGACAACTACAGAGACAACTGTAGAAAAAGCTCCAAAATCAAAATCCCAAAAGGAGAAAACAACTATACTCGACAGGAGGATAGATAGAACTATTAAAAGGTATAAGAAAAAAGGATTTAATACCGAAGGGACAAGAGCCGCTATGGAGCGTGATTCTTTTAAAAGTAAAAGAGAAACAAGACAAGCTAAAAAATCTCAATCTAAAAGAAATAAAAAGAATGATTCCGGAAGATTAAAATCCTTTAAGGAAATAAGTACTGATATTAAAGATGCTTGCAAAGGTAAAAGGAAAGGTACTAAAAAATGTGCTTCAATGAAGCAAAGATTTAAGTAACAAGCTATGTCATACAAGCAGAAACCAACTTTCAATCAACCTAGTCGCGGTCTCGGTGATAGCATCGAGAAGTTTACAAAAGCAACAGGAATAAAGGCTGTAGTTGATAAGGTTGCTAAGGCTACAGGAAAAGACTGTGGCTGTGACGCACGTAGAGACTCTTTGAATCGCAAGTTCCCATTTAAAAAATAATCCTATGCAGATATCAATATCAAATGCTATAGGAGGTACAAAATCTTCCCCACCACCGGGGCCTCCTGCTTTTAATACTAAGTCAATACTACTTGATGGAGTAGATGACTTTGTTTCTTTAAACACACAGGTATCATTTGCGGGGGAATTTACATCTTCATTTTGGATAAAGCCTGATTCTTTTACAAACAACACTAGAGCACCGATAGGTAGTGACTCCCCAACATTGTTTATACAGATGCCTAATGCAGCTTATATTAGATATAATATGGGGGTTGGAAGTGCGATTAATTTCATTGATGGAAGCAATCCGATGGTTGTTCAACAATGGAATCATATTATGTTCTGCAGGAATAGTAGTAGTGTAGTTACTGTATATGTTAATGGTGCGCAATTTAGTACAAGCCAAACTGTAAATGGGAACTTTGGTTTAAAAAACATTGGAAGATGGAGTACAGCAGCTTTCCCGGGAGCTGTTGACGAGGTTGCTTATTGGAATACTGACCAAAGCGCAAATGTATCTGCAATCTATAATGGTGGGCTTCCTGCATCTTTAGCTCCGTACAACCCGTTAGGTTGGTGGAGATTTGAAGGAACAGGAACAACTGCAACAGATAGCGGAAGTGGAGGTAATGATGGAACATTAACAAATGGAGCAGTAAGAACTACAGACGTACCAACATAACAAATAAAACAATGAGTACAAAGAAAGCCGAAACATACGCGATAATTAGCATTGCGGATTTAGCAAACATAGACTTTGCACAAATAGGCGAAACAAACGAAAACACAATTCGTAAAAGTCTAGACGAAACAGAGTTTGTTATTAAGTACAATACAGAACCAACATTTATTTCTGATGGTACAGTTATTCCCTTACAAGAGCTTACCCACCAAGAAGCATTAGTTCTTATGGATACGTCAGCTTGGTCTGAGGAGACCCCTATAGAGGGGTAATACGTACTTATACATATAAAAAAATAATACTATCTTTGTATAAAAGAAAATATTATGCCAATCATACCAAATGATGAACAGTTTGTAGGGATATCATCTTCACAAGATTTGACAGAGAGAGGTTCTGTTCTGACAAACTCAGCTAGAACTATATATACATATTCAGATATTGAAGAAAACCTTAATGCAAACCCTGAGTTTGTGGTTGAGTTGATGGATGATACTACTGTAGATTTTTATGCTCCGTATGCTATGTCAATTGAAAGCGTAACTGATATCTTAAATAGTCCTACAACAACCATACAGGTAAATGACGCTAGCTATACTTTAGGGGCTGCTATATCAACAGGGGATAAGATAACAGTAACCGTAAGTACGGAGGCGGTTGTAACTCTTAACGCTAAAAAATTATAACATATGTCAGTTCAAGATACTTACTATATAAAAGCAGGAGGAGGCGGTTCAACGCCTATTGGAGCAAAAATAATAAAAACAGGTCAAACAGTATCATACAGAACGGGAGATGACGGTGATTTGCAAAAAGGTAGAGCTACCGATTTTCTTACTCTTTTGGGTAATAATCCTTTTGGTAATACATTTAGGTTTACAGGTACTACAGGCTCAAACACTACAATACCCAACAATATTGTTTTAGATTGGACTACTTACGATGGTGCTGAGGTTTTAGGTTATGGTTATTTTACTAGCGGTTCTAATGCGGGTACTAATTGGGACGATGCAATAGATGACGCATTAGCTTACTCAGTAGGAACTTACACTAGCGGTTGGAGGCTTCCAAACATTAGAGAACTGCAAAACTTACAAGATTGGAGCCTTCAGTTTTGGCAAAGAAATTATGCTCCTTTTAATACATTAGGCAGTTCTGACGTAGCTTTTTATGATTTGTGGAGTTCTACATCATTACCCGAAGCACCGACATCGTCAAAATTATATTTAGAAGCAGAAATAGGATATACCCAAGACGCAAATAAAACAAATAATAAATCATCAATACCCGTAAGAACATTTACCGTAACAGGAACAGTAATAACATAAAAATAAAAAAATGGCAACTTATAAATTCCCACAATTCAAAGCAGAAATCGTTGACCCTACTGTAACAGTAGATGCAAATTCAATTTCAGTTCACGCATTGCGTAATGAAATTAGTTTGAATGTAACATTAGAAACTACAAACGCAAAACTTTATGGAGTATTACTTGAAAACATTCAAGCAGATAACTTGAACTATGAAGGAGAAGCTAATCTAATGGAGAAAGCATTAGAAGGGTTAAACAAGTATAAAGTATAAAAGAAAATATTATGCCAACTATACCAAATAATGAACAGTTTGTAGGGATATCCCCTTCACACGATATGACAGAGAAAGGTTCTGCTCAGACAAACTCAGCTAGAACTATATATACATATGCAGATATAAAGAGCGGTTTAACATTTGAGTGGGGTGATATTACAGGTACTCTATCAAATCAAACAGACTTACAAAATGCATTAGATGCTAAGCAAGAAACCTTAGTAAGTGCTACAAATATTAAAACCATTAATGGAACGTCTGTTTTAGGAAGTGGTGACTTAGCTGTCGGCGGCGGTTCAGGTTTTCATGCACAATTGTTACCCGGAGGCTCTATTTATGGCGGTATTCATCAATCAAATATATTTACGGGCGGTTCTACTTATAATAATTCAACTTATCAAAATCAGATACACTACTTCCCTTTTATACCAAATCATACTTTTACAAGTACTGAACTTCGAATCAGATGTGGTCAGGCGGGTTCCGGACAAGAGGCAAGGCTTTGTATTTATTCTCATGACGGACTCAATGCACCACAAGATTTATTATTTGAAAGTGCCAACATTGATATGTCAACATCAGGAATAAAAACTGTAAACGTTACGAGAAATTGGACAAAAGGACAAGTGTATTGGTTTGGTATTCATATGTCAGGGACACTTGCAAGAATTCAGGGCAGTGGAAGTAATAAGTCTGATACAATTATGATTGGCATGATTAATGGTGGCAGAATAAAAACTTGGACTCAAAACCAAGATTTTGCAAACGGTGCGCCATCAACCGCCAATATTAATTACTTTAGCTACTACACATATTCAGTAGAAATAAAATAAAAAAAATATGGCACAGATAAGAAAAGAAATATATGACGATAACGGACTAGTTAAAGTAGAATATATTGAACTAGACGAACCAACGCAAGAGGAATTAATTGCAGATAAAGAAGATGAATTGCTAGAGCTATACGCAGAGCTTAACGAATTAAAAGAATCTAAAACAGAATAAAGATGGCTTATCAAAAATTACAGGCTCGAAGAGCAGCGGCAGTAGTGCCTAGTGATACTTCAAACATACCTAGTATATCTTCAGCAGATGGGGCAGGCAATAATGGTTGCGTACTATACGTTGGTGTAGCAGGTGACGTAAAGGTTACCACTGCAGGTGGAGACGATGTTGTATTCACAGGTATCCTTGCAGGTAGCTTTATACCTGTTCAAGTATTAAAAGTGTTTTCTACAGATACAACAGCTACAAACATTGTAGCATTGTGGTAGAATTCTATTACACAGTATCGGTAGATATTAAAATAAATTATGAAATAGTTAGCGATGGAGACGATAAGTGAGAGTACAAAGATTAAGTTAACCCCAAAGAATTTTATTTTTATTGTGGGTCTAGTAACAACTTTTGTAAGTATGTATTTCTCTCTTCAGTCTCAGATTGAGGAAGCTAAACAATTACCCGTTCAAGACCAAGAGGTTAAGGAGGCAGTAATAAAAACCTCAAATGAACTACAGTTCATCAAGGAGGAAATCACAGAAATAAAGGGGCAACTTCAAATAATGGATGACCGTCTCTATGAACTCCAATAGATTATGGCAAAGGTATGTAGATGCTGTCACCAAGAAATCAAGAGTGATTCAAAGTACATTTGGATTCTTGATAATGGTCACGGTGGAATTATTGATGGCGTTTATCAGACACCCGGAAAGCGTAGCCCTATTTGGTCAGATGGCACTCAGCTCTTTGAGGGCGAGTTCAATCGTGCTATTGTAGATAGGATTGCAGAATACTGCGATAATAATAACATCGAGTACATAAACTTAGTAGACACCAATGAGGATGTGTCTCTATCTACAAGAGTCAAGATGGCTAATGAAGTATATCGTGAGTCAGACAAGCCCTGTATATATGTTAGCGTACACGCCAATGGATTCAGTGATGAATCAGCAAATGGTTGGGAGGTGTATACATCTCAGGGAGAGACACAGTCAGACCATATAGCAACAGTGCTTTATAATGAGACCGAGAAAGAGTTTCCTAACTACAAGATGCGTAAGGATACAAGTGATGGTGATGTAGATAAGGAATCAAACTTCTATGTCCTTATACACACTGCTATGCCTGCTATACTGTCTGAGAACTTCTTTATGACAAACGAGAAAGAGTGCAAGACGCTTTTGTTGAGTGAGGAAGGTAGAGACCGCATAGCAAAGGCTCACATTGAAATGATAAATAAAATCGAAAACGAATGAAAGAAATATTAGGAAGATTATTTGGAAAGGGTTCAGGAGTTGTTGAGCAGGTCGGAGGGGTTGTAGACAAGTTCATTAGAACCAAAGATGAGAAGGCTCAGTTCGAAAAGGAGATGGCAGAGATACTCATTAATGCTGAGGCTGATATGCAGAAGAACGTCACCGAGAGGTGGAAGTCAGATATGGGTTCTGACTCTTGGCTGTCAAAGAATGTTCGCCCATTGGTATTGATGTTCTTAATTTTCAACACGATGTTGTTAATATTTATTGATGCAGGACAGCTTGACTTTAAGGTAGAAGATAATTGGGTAAGCCTATTAGAGATATTATTACTTACGGTTATAGCCGCATATTTTGGTGGTAGAACCATTGAGAAGACAAGAAAGAAATAATTCCTATCTTTGTAGGAAATAAAATATAATACAATGAAACTTAATGAAAAAGAATTAGAGACTATCCGTGAGATGCAGGGAGAGTTTCAGAAGGCAAAAATTGCCTTAGCAGAGTTAGAACTTAACAAGCACCAACTTCTAAAGACAATAGATATCTTGAAGGTTGACTTCGGTAAGCACGAGCAGAAGCTTATAGATAAATATGGAGCCGACTCCGTTATAAATGTTCAGACGGGAGAGGTTACTGAAAACAAAAAATAAAGATGGCAAGAATAAGTACATACACAAACGCAAGCCCTGTAACACTATCTGATAAATTTATTGGAACTGAAGTATCAGGTACTCCTGTTAACGTTACTAAGAACTTTTTAATTAGTGACCTTCTTGCGTTGTTTCAAAATAATATTACATTACAGAATGTGCTTGATGCCGGTAATACCGCAACACAAAACATTACTCTTACAGGAGATTTTACACTTGAAGCTACAGGAGCAATGCTTTTGAAATCACCCTTTAGGACTCTGTCTAGCATTGAGACTTCATCAAGTATAAAACATACAGGACTGTCTACTTTTGCAGACAACGCTGCTGCAATAGCAGGGGGTCTTGCTATTAACAATATGTATAAGACAGCGACAGGAGAGTTGAGAATAGTAGTGTAATGGATATTAGAAAGATAGCGATAGGTCCTGACTACAAAAGTGGAGCAATGCATTATCTTGTAGGGCAGAACGTACTAAACAATCAGTATACTATACATCTTATACGTCACGACAAGAAGGATGGTAGTATAAAGATTTGGATTGAGAAGGATGATGAGGTAGTGTTGTGGAAGAGCTTTACAAATACAATGCCTGTATCTATTGAGTATAACATAAACTTTTAGTATTGAGCGAACAAAAAAGATTAGAGCTTCAGCAAGAGCTAGCTCTACTCCTTGATGTTAAGGAGAAGGCAACAGACTTTACAAATAAATTAGAAATCGCAGATGCGATTCATAACATTCAAATGAAATTAACAGGAGTCAAACCAACAGATACGCATATAGATTGCATTGGTTGCGGCTCATAGCCCACTATGAAGTCACCATTATATTTTATAACTAGACCATATAACGGAAGGAGATATGATAACGTCAAGTCTATTGGCGGTATTGATTTTATTACTAGCACATCAGAGGAAGACCATAAGGTATCTAACAGATATGCTGAGGTTGTAGAGACACCTTTAGGATATGAAGGTCCGATAAGGAACGGAGACACACTCCTAGTTCATCATAACGTATTTAAGTTCTATAACGATATGAAGGGTAGACAGCAAAGTGGCAAGAGCTTCTTTAAGGATGACCTGTTCTTTATAGATGAGGAACAGTTCTTTATGTATAAGCAAGACGGTGAGTGGTACTCATATGACAGATACTGCTTTGTAAAGCCCGTGCCTAAATCAGAGTCATATATATTTAAACCTTTTAGTGAAGAACCCTTGGTAGGTACTATGAAGTATCCTAATGACTATCTAAAGTCTAAGGGTATATCTAGTGGAGATATGGTGTGCTTCAAGCCTGATAGCGAGTATGAGTTTGAGGTAGACGGTGAGAAGCTATATAGGATGTATGACCATCAGATAACAATAAAGATATAATGGACAACAAGGATATAAAGCTTAGGATTATAGATGCCGCTATGAAGGCTGTCGAACAACTTATAAAGGTAGCTAAGGAGGATATAATAAAGATAGACCCTGAAGATGAGCTAGCGGCAGACAGGTTAAAGAATGCTGCAGCTACAAAAAAATTGGCTATATTCGATGCATTCGAGATACTTACAAAGATTGAGAGCGAGCGAGCTGATATAGATATAGCTGACAAGGGTCCATCTAAGGTAGACACAAAACAAGGATTTGCAGAAAGAAGGTCAAGATAGTTTATGTAAGGTGTTAGATGGGTATGTACCCTCTAATGTTATAACCAACAAGAATAGAAATAAGAGTTGGTTGTATGGCTATGACCCTAAGTATGATATGGTAATCATATCTAAGACAGGTATGATTGGAGATATTATAAATATCAAAGGTTTAGTGGTGGCACTACCCGCATCACCGAAGGATATTCATAAAAGAAGCAAGACCTCATCCGAGCAGTATTGGGAGCGTAACGAAATACCTAAGCCACTAGAAAAAATCACATCAATATTCCAATGGAACGAGAAGCCTACAGACTTCAAGAACCTTTGGGTAGATTACATAGAGGGTGAGTTTGATAAGCGTGAGCTAGGATATTGGTTTATGAATAACGGAAGTCCTAAATATGTTACAGGTGCTCACTATATGTATCTTCAGTGGACAAGTATTGATGTTGGATACCCTGACTACCGAGAGGCTAACAGGATTCTGTATATATATTGGGAGGCGTGTAAGGCAGACAAGCGAAGCTTTGGTATGGACTATCTAAAGATAAGACGTTCAGGCTTTTCATTTATGAGCTCATCAGAGTGTGTGAACACAGGAACACTAGCAAAAGATTCTAGGGTTGGTATACTATCTAAGACGGGTGCAGATGCCAAGAAGATGTTTACAGATAAGGTGGTGCCTATTAACAGTAGGTTACCATTCTTCTTCAAGCCTATTATGGATGGTATGGATAAGCCAAAGACTGAGCTAGCATTTAGGATTCCTGCTGCAAAGATTACAAAGAAGAATATGTATAACACCACTGTCGATGAGCTGATGGGGTTAGACACTACAATAGATTGGAAGAATACAGATGACAACAGCTATGATGGTGAGAAGCTTCTATTATTGGTACACGATGAAAGCGGTAAGTGGTTAAAGCCAAACAACATATTAAATAATTGGCGTGTAACAAAGACGTGTCTACGTTTGGGTAGTAAGATTATAGGTAAGTGTATGATGGGCTCAACCTCAAATGCTCTAGCAAAGGGTGGTGAAGAGTTTAAGAAGTTATATAACGACTCTGATGTAGCTAAGAGAAATGCAAATGGTCAGACCAAGAGCGGAATGTATTCACTTTTCATCCCAATGGAATGGAATATGGAGGGCTTCATAGATATATATGGTATGCCTGTATTCAGAAAACCTGCAAGGGCTATACGTGGTGTTGATGGTGAAATGATTGATAATGGTGCTATAGACTATTGGGAGGCAGAGGTGGAGTCATTAAAGAACGACCCCGATGCATTGAATGAGTTCTATCGTCAGTTCCCTCGTACTGAATCTCACGCATTTAGAGATGAGAGCAAGCAGTCATTATTTAATCTAACGAAGTTATATCAACAGATAGATTATAATGACTCACTTATAACTGAGCATCACCTTACTAGGGGAAGCTTTCATTGGAAGAATGGAATCGTTGACTCCAAGGTTGTATGGGCTCCTGATAAGAGGGGCAGGTTCCTAGTTAGTTGGCTACCAAAGAAGGGATTGCAGAATAATGTATTTGATAAGAGAGGCATCAAGTACCCGGGGAATGACCATCTAGGCTCCTTCGGTTGTGACTCCTATGATATATCAGGCACAGTAGGGGGAGGTGGTTCCAATGGAGCACTTCACGGTATGACAAAATTTAATATGGATGATGCTCCTATTAATGAGTTCTTTCTTGAGTATGTTGCTAGACCACAGACTGCAGAGATATTTTTCGAGGAGGTGCTTATGGCCTGTATATTTTATGGTATGCCTATACTTGTAGAGAACAACAAGCCTAGGCTACTGTATCATTTTAAGAATAGAGGCTATAGAGGCTTTAGTATAAATAGGCCTGATAAGCATTACAATAGACTATCTAAGACAGAGAGAGAGTTGGGTGGTATACCTAACTCAAGCGAGGACATTAAACAGGCACACGCCTCAGCTATTGAGTCTTACATAGAGAAGTATGTGGGTCTAGATATAGAGGGTACGTATCGAGATTCAGAGGAGATGGGCTTTATGCCTTTCGCTAGAACCCTTGAGGATTGGGCAAAGTTTGATATTAGTAACAGAACAAAGTATGATGCCACTATTAGTTCAGGTTTGGCTATTATGGCAAATCAAAAGCAGGCGTATATGCCTGAGAAAAAAGAGTCGAAAATAAGTATTAACTTTGCAAGGTATACCAATAACGGTACAAGAAGCGAAATAATTAGAAGATGAAGGACGTAAAAGTAAACATTTCATCTACAGGATTTCCAAGTCAATTTGTTTCTGACGCTGAGAAAGCAACAGAAGAGTTCGGATTACAGATTGGACAAGCCATTCAGTATGAGTGGTTCAGAAAGGATGGGCAGTCGTGTAGATACTACAGTCAATGGAGAGACTTTAATAGGTTGAGGTTATACGCAAGGGGTGAGCAGTCCATTGCTAAATACAAAACTGAGTTGGCGGTAGATGGAGACTTGTCTTACTTGAATCTTGATTGGACACCTGTACCTATTATACCTAAGTTTGTTGATATAGTTGTCAACGGTATGAGCGATAGACTATTTAAGGTAGACACCTATGCTCAGGATGCAATGTCTCAGGCTAAGCGTAGTAAGTATCAGGATATGATAGAGGGACAGATGGTGTCTAAAGAGGTGCTATCTATAATACAAGAGAAGTCGGGTGTAGACCCATTCGCTATGGACCCTGCAAATCTACCTGAATCAGATGAGGAGCTTTCGTTGTATATGAACCTAAACTACAAGCCTGCTATTGAGATAGCAGAGGAGGAGGCTATAAATACTATCTTTGATGAGAATCATTATCAGGATATTAGAAAGAGACTAGACTATGACCAAATGGTTCTAGGTATATCTTGTGCGAAGCACGAGTTCTTACCGGGAGCAGGAGTTCAGCTATCATATGTAGACCCTGCCAATATTGTATATAGCTATACAGAGGACCCACAGTTTAAGGACTGCTTCTATTGGGGAGAGATAAAGACAATACCAATCACTGAGCTTATAAAGATAGACCCATCATTAACTAGAGAGGACCTAGAGGAGATAAGCAAGTATAGTCAGAGTTGGTATGACTACTATAATACAGCTCAGTATTATGAGAACGATATATTCTATAAAGATACCTGCACCGTTATGTACTTCAATTATAAGACCACTAAGAAGGTGGTATATAAGAAAAAGATACTTGAGGGTGGTGGCTCTAAGGTAATAGAGAAGGATGACCAATTCAACCCACCTGCAGATATGATGGAGGAAGGTAGATTTGAAAAGATTGAAAAGACCATTGATGTATGGTATGATGGTGTTATGGTTATGGGTACTAATATTATTCTTAAGTGGGAGATGGCTAGGAATATGGTACGTCCAAAGTCTGCAAGTCAGCACGCACTACCAAACTATGTAGCATCAGCACCTAGAATGTATAAGGGTGTTATTGAGTCGTTGGTTAGGAGGATGATTCCTTTTGCTGATTTGATTCAGATGACACACCTAAAGCTTCAGCAGGTAATATCTAGGGTAGTACCTGATGGTGTATATATAGATGCCGATGGATTAAATGAAGTAGACTTAGGTACAGGAGCAGCATATAATCCTGAAGATGCATTAAGACTATACTTCCAAACAGGTAGTGTTATTGGTAGAAGCTACACTCAGGATGGCGAGTACAATCAAGGTAAGGTTCCAATCAAGGAGCTTCAATCTTCATCAGGTGCTAGTAAGTCACAGATGTTGATATACAACTACAATCACTATATGGATATGATTCGTTCTGTCACAGGACTGAATGAGGCTAGGGATGGTTCTGCACCAAACTCGGACGCTTTGGTAGGTATACAGAAGCTTGCAGCGTTGAGCTCTAATACCGCAACTAGACATATACTAGACAGTAGCCTTTATATATATAGAACATTAGCAGAGGCATTAACATATAGGGTTGCTGATATACTAGAGTATTCAGACTTTAAGGATGACTTTATAAATAAGATAGGTAAGTACAACGTAAGTATACTTGGAGATATATCTGACCTATACATATATGACTTTGGAATCTTTATCGAGGTTAGCCCTGATGAGGAGGAGAAGGCACAGTTAGAGCAGAACATTCAGATGGCATTGTCACAGAAGGACATTAGCCTTGAGGATGCTATTGATATCCGTGAGATTAGAAACCTTAAGATGGCTAATCAGCTTTTAAAGCTTAAGCGTAAACAGAAGCAAGAGCGTGAGCAGCAACAGCAGATGCAGATGCAGGCGATGCAATCGCAGCAGCAGATGCAATCACAGCAGCTTGCAGCACAGACAGCTATGCAGAAGATACAGGCAGAGACACAGTCTAAGATGCAGATTAAGCAGGCAGAGGTTGCCTTTGAGATTGAGAAGCTTAAGAACGAGGCAGACCTCAAGAAGCAGCTTATGCAGACTGAGTTTGATTTCAATATGCAGCTTAGAGATATGAGTGAGAACGCATTACAGAATAGAGAGAATAAGAGAGAGACTGCTAAGTCAGACCGTATTAGTCAGCAGAACAGTGAGCAGTCGAAGCTTATCAACCAAAGAAAGAACAACCTACCCCCACAGACCTTTGAGTCTAACGAGGATAGCCTTGATGGATTTGATATGGCTGAGTTTGAACCTCGCTAAAAACGTTAAAAAAAATAACTAACTTTGTAAAAATATAATCTAATGGAAATTAAAGTAAAAGCAATAGAGTCTCCGGATTCTAAATCTGTACAAGAGGTAGAAAAAGAATTGTTAGACAAGCACGAAGAATCATTACAGAATGAAGAGAGTCAAGCTAATGATACAGGAGTGGAAGGAAGCACTGAGGGTGCCACCTCCACATCGGAACAAAAAGAAGTACAGCCGCAAGGCGAAGCACAAGAGTCCTCAGAGTTAAATGAGGAAGACGTTCTTTCATATATTGGTAAAAGATACGGCAAGGATATAAACTCATTCGATGAGCTTATGTCTGAGCGAGAGTCTTCAGAGGAATTACCTGAAGATGTAGCTGCCTATCTTAAATATAAAAAAGAGACAGGACGTGGATTCAATGACTTCCAAAGATTACAGGAAGACTTTGATGATATGGACCCTGACTATTTGCTATCTCAATATTATAAGGCTACGGAGACGGGGCTTGATGATGATGACATAGATATTATGTTGAGTGAGTTTGATTACGATGAGGACTTGGATGACGAGGCTGACGTAAAGAAAATAAAGCTAGCAAAGAAAAAGACTATTGCAAAGGCCAAAGGGTACTTTGAGGATATGAAGGAACAATACAAGCTTCCACTTGAGTCAAGTGGTGGTGAGCGTTCGGGAGTAGACTCCGAGGAGATGGAGGCATATAAGCGATATACAGAGTCTGCTAAGACCCAACAGGAGCTAGGAGAGCGTAGACGAAATTGGTTTACTGAAAAAACCAACGAGGTATTCGGAGGGGAGTTCAAAGGTTTTGAATTCTCTATTGATGATAAGGCCGTACTATACTCACCGCAATCTGCCGATGAGCTAAAGACTAAACAGTCTGACGTTATGAACTTCTTAAATAGGTTTATGAACGATGACGGTTTAATAGCTGACGCAGAGGGCTACCATAAGGCGATAGCAGTAGCATCAAACCCTGAGAAGTTTGCTCAGTTCTTTTATGAACAAGGCAAAGCTTCAGCAACTGAGGATGTAACCCGTAAGATGAAAAACATTGATATGTCGACACGGAATGCACCTGAGGTTTCTACAAAGGGCGGGATGCAAATTCGAGCTATAAACCCTGACTCGGGGAAGGGCTTGAAAATTAGAAGTATTAAAAATAAATAAAAAACAAAAAACAAAATGGCAGTAGACGCAACACCGGGATTTGACTTGCAGCCATCTGCAACGCAGATTCCCACAGCAACAAATTACATTAACAACTTTGATTTCTTGAATCAGTATCTTCCTGATACATACGAGAAAGAATTCGAGCGTTATGGTAACAGAACAATTTCATCTTTCCTACGATTAGTAGGTGCAGAGATGCCTTCTAACTCAGACCTTATCAAATGGGCAGAGCAAGGAAGATTACATACTAAGTATGTAAACGTAGGGACAGCGGCATTAGTAAATGCTGACAACGCTACATTCCAAGTGAACGACAACCTTGCACCTGCAGGTTCAACAGCAGGAGCTTTAGGTACACCATCTATCGCTATCCGTGTAGGACAGACGGTTATGGTTGTTCAGAACGGAGGAACAGGTAGCAACAAAGGTATCGTAACAGCGGTTACAACTCCGGACACTTTCACTGTAGCTTTCTATGAGGCAGGTGGTCTTGTAACAGCAGGAACAGGAGTAGGTAACGCAGACGTTTCTGTATTCATCTACGGTTCTGAGTTCAAGAAAGGAACAAACGGAATGCAAGGTTCTTTAGAGGCTGACGATTTAATCTTTGAGAACTCTCCAATTATCTTAAAAGATAAGTATGCAGTATCAGGTTCTGATATGGCACAGATTGGATGGGTTGAGGTAACAACTGAGAACGGAGCAAACGGATACCTATGGTATATGAAGTCTGAGCACGAGACTCGTTTACGTTTCGATGATTACTTAGAGACTGCAATGATTGAGGCAGTTCCTGCAGAAGCAGCAGGTGGTGCAGTAGCAGCAGGTTTCAAAGGTTCAGAAGGTATCTTCTATTCTGTAGAGAACAGAGGTAACGTATGGTCAGGTGGTAACCCTGTAGCTTTGGCAGACTTTGATGCTATCATCTCACGTCTTGACAAGCAAGGTTCTATCGAGGAGAACGTTATCTTCCTAGACCGACAGTTTGGTTTTGACATTGACGATATGTTAGCAGCTCAAAACTCTTACGGAGCAGGTGGTACATCTTACGGATTGTTTGACAATGACGAAGAGATGGCACTTAACTTAGGTTTCACAGGATTCCGTAGAGGTTATGACTTCTACAAGTCTGATTGGAAATACCTAAACGACCCAACAATGCGAGGTGGTTTACCAACAGGAGCAGGTTCAGGACGTGTAAACGGACTATTGGTTCCTGCAGGTTCAACTACTGTATATGACCAAATCCTTGGAAAGAACGCTAAGCGTCCATTCCTACACGTTCGTTACAGAGCTTCAGAGACTGAAGACAGACGATACAAGACTTGGATTACAGGTTCAGCAGGAGGGGCACGTACTTCTGACTTAGATGCAATGGAGGTTAACTTCCTTTCTGAGCGAGCGGTATGTACCTTAGGGGCAAACAACTTCTTCTTATTCCAAGAGTAGGAACAGTTATAAAACCAAGAGGGGTGTCTTAGGGCACCCCTTTATTTTTTAAATTTTAAATTATATCAAATGAAAACAAAAGAAAAGTTCGTAAGTAAAAGTTATAGACTTACAAGAGACGTAGCACCGCTAACGTTTATGTTACCATCACGTAACACAAGAAGATACCCACTATTATGGTTTGACGAGGACAAAGGAATAAACAGACCTTTACGTTATGCCGTCAATCAAAAGACACCATTCGAGGATGAGCAGGACGGTAACGCTATCGTTGAGCCTATCATATTTGAAGATGGATTCTTACACGTATCAAAACAAAATCAGATTCTTCAGCAGTTCTTAAATCTACATCCTATGTATGGTAAATCATTCACAGAGATTAATGACGAGAAGGATGCGTCTCAAGATATTGAGGTATTAAATCTAGAGGTAGATGCATTGATAGAGGCACGTAGCCTTTCATTAGAACAGCTTGAGAGTGTATGCTCTGTGTTGTTTGGTATTGATGTGTCAAAGGTTTCTACAGCAGAGATGAAGAGAGATATTCTAGTTTATGCTAGAAACTATCCTGAGGACTTCTTAGATATTATCAACGACCCAATGTTAAAGCTTCAGGCTAAGGTCAACAAGTTCTTTGACAGTGGTCTACTTACATATAGAAAGAACCGTAAAGAGGTTTGGTACAGTACCCCAACAAATAAGAAGCGAATGCTTGTTGTTCCCTTTGGAGACGAGGGAGTATCTACAGTAGCTAGCTATCTTCAGACTGACGATGGCGTTGAGGCATTGAAGGTACTAGAGAAGCTACTAGATTAATTTCAGTATCTTTGTGGTATTATTAACCCATTAATTTTTTAACAATGGAAAAATTTTTAAAAGTTACAAACGCACCTGTTACAGGGCAGCTTATTGCTATTAACGGAATCAAAGCAGTTGCTACGGCAAATGCTACCGCAACTACGGTCACTATTAAGTATTTTGACGGAACTACAACTACAGTGACAACTGCAGCTCAAGTAGCTCACGATGTATATAGTGAGATTTTAGATGCAGTTGCTACAGCGATTGCTACATCTTGGCAGAAGGCTTACTATGAAGTGGTTCTTCCAAAGGCAGTAACAAGTATTTTAAATGCTTAATACTTACTTTAACCTATTGAAGGAGGGCTTTTAAGGAGCCCTCTTTTTTTTTGCTTATCTTTGTGTAAAGAAGATAACGAATGATTAACTCAGTAAGAAATACAGTTCTATCTATACTGAACAAGAACAACTACGGATACATCTCTCCATCAGACTTTAACCTGTTTGCTAAGCAGGCACAGCTAGATATATTTGACAACTACTTTTTCAATTATAACTATCAGATTAATAAGGAGAATGCGAGACAGTCAGGTACGGGATACGCTGACATTAAGAAGGGATACGAGGAGGTTATTGAGATGTTTGGTGTAACAAACTATCTACCAACCACAAGCACATTATTAAATACTGTCAACCTAGGGAATACGTTCTATCTACCTGCACAGATTTATACAGGTGATGACTACTACCTAATCAATAAGGTGTTGGCGTATGAGACAACTAAAGCTACAGGTGCAACCACATCTATTCTTGCAAATAGCCTAGAGGATAGTACAGCCACATTTATTAGTGATGGTGTAAAGGTGGGGGATGTGGTATTTAATCTGCGCACACCGTCTGCATTAGAGAACGCTACGGTTACTCAGGTATTGAGTGATACCGTATTGGTTCTATCATCAGATATATTTACAGCTAACGCATCAGCGTATGTGGTATTTAGTCCAAAGCAGAATGAGCTAGACAAGGTTACTCAGAATAAGATTACAATGCTTAACAACTCAATGCTTACTGCACCGAGTAGATTGTTTCCTGCATACACACAGGAGGGTGGTATACTTACAGCATATCCATCGGCATTGTTCTCAGGTATACAGTGTCAGTACATCAGATACCCTAAGGACCCGAAGTGGACCTATGTAAACTTGACAAACGGTGAGCCTGTATTTGACTCCGGACAGGCAGACTACCAAGACTTTGAACTAAGCTTAGATGACCAAGTTGAATTGGTAAATAAGATTCTACAGTATTCAGGTATGTCTATCAGAGAGATTCAAGCGGTACAGTTTGGTAAGGCAGAGGAGCAATATAACGACCAACAAGAGAAATAATGGCATACATATCACAATACGAATACTACGAGAATAATGGGAACGCACCTGAGAATGCTAATTGGGGTTCCTATCAGTACGTTAGCCTATACGATATAGTAAACAACTATATGCTTATGTATACGGGTAACCACTCAATGATTAACAACGAGGAGAGATACAAGGTCTTGTTCCACGCTAAGCGTGGTATACAGGAGCTGAACTATGATGCGTTCAAGGAGATAAAGGTTTTAGAGTTGGACGTGTGTGACAACCTAAGGTTTGTTCTACCTCCTGACTTTGTGAATTGGGTTCGTATATCACTATATAAGGATGGTGTATTGAGACCAATGACTGAGAACATTCAGGTTAATAGTGCAGACGCATATCTACAGGACAACAACTGTAAGATTCTTTTTGACCAAGACGGGAATGTATTGAAGCCTGAGTATTCAGGATTGGATGTAGATAGGATTAAAGGAACAAAGAAGAGTATATATCTAAATGAGGCTAGTCAGTTCAATGGTATGTTGGGATACAACTACGATGGCTATTGGTACTTTGACTACGGCATAGGAGCGTTCTACGGGCTTAACACAGAGACTGCTAACGCTAACCCTACCTTTAGGATAGATAAGCGTGCAGGTGTAATAAACTTTGACTCATCAATGTCTGACGAGAAGTGCATACTTGAGTATGTGTCTGACGGTATGGAGAATGGTGACGATAGCTTGGTTCAGGTGAACAAACTTTTTGAGGATTATGTATATGCGTACATAACATATGCACTACAGAACTCTAAGTATGGTGTTCAGGAGTATATGATTAATAGAGCGAGAAAGAATAAGACAGCACTATTGCGTAACGCAAAGATTAGAATGAGTAATATTCATCCCGGTAGGTTACTACAGAACCTAAGAGGGCGGGACAAATGGATTAAGTAAATGGCGAATTTAAAGAGACACTTTATATCAGGCAAGATGAACAAGTCTGTGGACGAAAGACTTGTGCCTAACGGTGAGTATATTGATGCATTGAATGTAAGGCTTGGTTCTACTGAGGCATCAGAGATAGGCTCCGTTGAGAACTCAAAGGGTAACACTAAGGTTACGTCATTGGAGTACAACGGTACAGCGTTAAGTAACAATGCAAAGTGTATAGGTACTCTTGACGATAGTGCGAACGAGACATTATATTGGCTTGTTCACGACCCATCATTCAGTGTTGGAGCTACAGGTAAGCTTGACCTTATAGTGTCAATAGACCTAAAGGTAGACGCATTGGTGTATCACGTTATTAGTATTGACGATGGTGGCAATACAGATACGACACTAAACTTTAATCCAACATATCTAGTTACAGGGATTGACTTGGTGGAGGACCAACTGTTCTTTACCGATGACTACAATGCACCTAGGGTTATTAACGTTAATAGAAACTATGAGAATCCTGATGCGAACGTAGACCAATTTACTGCTGAGGAACTTCTTGTAATTAAGAAGCCGCCTGTAGAGGCACCGACATTTACATTGAACCTTACTCCGGGGGAGGAGGACTATTTAGATGAGAGATTCATATGCTTTGGATACAGGTATAAGTATGCAGACAACCAATACTCAGCGACCTCACAGTTCTCTGAGCCTGCATTTACACCTAAGCCTTTTAACTATTCGGGTCGCTCAAACCTAAATGAAGGGATGGTCAACGCAAAGAATCAAGCGGTAATAAGCTACAACTCAGGAGGCCCACTTGTTGTTGGTATTGACCTACTGTTTAAAGAGTCAGGCAACAGTATCATAAAGGTGATACAGAAACTTGACAAGCAACAGGAGGGTCTTGCAGATAACACCGACTACACGTTTACCTTTAATAGTAATAAAATATTCACAGTCTTACCTGACTCACAGCTACTACGGTTGTTTGATAACGTACCACGCTTTGCTCAGGCACAGACAGTTATGGGTAATAGGTTAGTGTATGGTAACTATGTTGATGGATATGACCTAAAGGATAGGAACGGAAGTTTAACAAGGCTAGAGTACCAAGCTGATTTATTATCAAATGAAATTAGTATTGATGTTATACCTGTATCAAGCACATCTTTTGACTTTAATGTAGATGGAGCTACTCCTATCACTATCCCAAATAGTAAGATAATTGTTAATTTTACAGGCGTAGAATTAAAAGCAGGTAGTGATATATCAATATCTTTTAACTTGAATTGGAACTCTTTTTCAAACACAGTAGCACCTTCAGACATACCTGTGGAAAATTCAGGTTCAACCCCTGTATCGTTTTCATATGTTCTACCTCAAGACTTTGCTACAATTAATGATTTAGCAACAAGTGCTGACTTCATAAATAAAGTTGGAACATCGCTACCTACAGGTAATATAAAGCCTGTGTTTGATACTGTGAATCCTACATCGTGTAGTGGAATAACATTTACTGATACTTATAACTGTGCCATTTCACCTGTACTTGATGCTTCAGCTACAACAACTTGGACTAAATATGTATCAGGTCAAACATCAGCAATAGCACCTCCCGGAACCCCTAACAATGGTGAAGGTATAATAATAGGTTCTTCAGCGGTAAGTCCAAACCTTGAACTTACTATGCTTGCAATGCGTAGAGTAGACAACACAACTACACCTACATCAAATGTTTATGAATATTTTGAAGTAGCTGACCTAAGCTGTACAATAGCTACATCACCATCAGCACTAAGCCTTCATAGCAATAGAAACTATGAGGTTGGTATTATATATATGGATGAGTTTAATAGGTCAACCACAGCTTTAGTTAGTGAGTTCAATGCAGTCAATATTCCTTGTGGTAATGCTCATCTTCAGAACAAGATTCAGGTAACGATACCACCACAGCAGTTGGCACCATCTTTTGCAACACGATACAAGTTTTGCTTGAAGCCTGATAGGCAGGGATATGAAACTATATATTCTAATCAATACTTTACATCGGTTAATGACACTTATTTTTTACTAGATGGTGAGAATGCTCAGAAGGTTGAAGAAGGCTCTAGGCTTATTATTAAAAAAGACTCTAATGGTTTTCTATCTGATTGTAGGTACGCTACTGTACTTGAGAAAAAAGCTTTTGATGATTCTCCTGTATCAGGAATTACCGCTCCTGCGGGTGTGTATATGAAGATACGTGCTAATGATTTTTCTGTAGAGACAACAGAAAATGCAGTTATAGGACCTCTCAATAACTTTGTTGAAACATCAACTCCGGGACAGTTTCCAATACTTGTATTATATGGACTGAGTGCAGGTATAGGTTCTAGTGGTTCATTTGCAGGAAATCCTCCATATGGCTTACCTATAACAACAGGAAGTATTATAAGTCTTTCTTTTATTTTTAATAGGATTGGAAACTTTAGCGGGCCTACACCTACATCAGTAAATGCAGTATCAATAGGAGAGTTTACATCTCCTGATAACTATACTGACATAATAGATTGGTTTCAATCAAACCCAATATTACAATCTATAAATGCTTCTCTAACTAATAGTGGGCAGACAGACCTGCCTTTACTAACAGAAATAGCATCATCACCTGTTAGTAGTGATGTTAATAATTATAGTTTAGACGGAGAGCCTGAAGGTGCTTTCACTTGGTATAGAGATACTTCAGGAGGGACTACTAACGGAGAGGTTAGATTTATTATTAAAGGTGCTGTTGCTCAATCGGGAGGTTCGAACAACGCAGGAACATCATCAATAGAAACAACTTGGCTTATTAAAAGAACTGATGAGGTTATAGCCTTTGAGACCGAGCCTAGTGATGCACTACCTGACGTGTGGTTTGAGGGTGCTGACTCATATGCTATTGACCAAGCGACAGGATTCCATACAGGGAATGTGCAGACACAGACAGGCGCATTGCCTGCGATTATTGACACTGACTTTGGGAACTGCTACGCATATGGTAATGGCGTAGAGAGTTACCGCATCCGTGACTCAATAAAAGGAAAGGCATTTAGTCTAGGTGAGAGAGCGTTCTCTACATCTGCTGAGGACTATCAGGAGGCTGATAGGTTTGCAGCACTTACATACAGTGGTGTGTTTAACACTGAGACAAACGTCAACAACCTAAATGAGTTTAATCTTGGCCTACTAAACTTCAAGAACCTTGAGGAGGTGTTCGGTCCAATACAGATTCTATCAGGAAGGGAGACAGACATACTCACACTACAGGAGGATAAGATATCATATGTACTTGCAGGTAAGAACCTTCTATCTGACGCTGCAGCAGGAAGTGCAATTACATCAGTACCTGAGGTGCTAGGAACACAGATAGCAAGGGTTGAGGAGTATGGCATCAGTCAGAACCCTGAGAGCTTTGTGCAGTATGGATTCAATAAGTTCTTTACAGACGCTAAGCGTGGGGTATTACTACAGCTACGAGGCTCAGGACAAGGAGAGCAGCTTACCGTAATCTCAGAGATTGGTATGCGTTCCTTCTTTAGAGACCTATTCATTGGTAGTGGTAACACTCAGAAGCTTGGAGCTTTTGACCCATATATGAATGAGTATGTGCTTAGCTCTAACACTACACCACTTCCTGCAGAGGAGGTTGTATATAACTGTGGTGTTACAAGGACTGTTACAGTGACTGAACAGGAGGCATTGACATTTGCTGTTGACTTCGGTCAGAACGTTGGAGGATGTGAGATTACATATAACGTAACGTCACTAACAGCAGGAGCGTCTGTTAGTATAGCTGAGTCATATACAGGCTCATCAGTTACAGCAACCGCAGAGGGTGTTGGCTCTCCATTATTATTTACAAAGAGTACACCTCTACCAACTGAGGGTAATGTAACGATAACAGCGATACCTGCGACACCGGGAGGAAAGGCAACCGTAACGGTTGAGCTTACTGTTGGTTGTCCATCAGGAGATGAGTTAACAATAATTAACGTATGTATCACTGACCCTGCAGACGCAGGTAAGTTCATACACAATCAATACAGATGGGTAAATGGCACATACACATCGCCACTACACTCTAAGCAGATTGCATTTAGAACATTAGGTTCAGCAGCAGGACCATTTGTAATCGCTGACTACAGCGTGATACCTTCCTTCCAAGGAGGAGGAGTTATACCTGCAGACGGAGCAGCGGTTAGTGTTATCAGTAATGCGATACCGCCTAGCGATGACTATAAGTTCCCTGCCACAGGAAACAGATTGATGTACCTAAGAAGCAGTACACTGTATCCTAACACTGAGATAGGTATTGGTAGTTTATTGTCAGCAGCTACTGACATCACACCATCACCGATAGTATTGCCTGAGGTGACAGGAACATTTGTGATGCCTAGCGGAAGCAATGGTGACTACCTATATATTATTCACGATTATTACAACTAAGATATGGCAGGATTGACAGGAAACTATACGCTTACATACAGTGAATCTACAAATGGATTCCCATCGTTCTATTCATACTTCCCTGATATGATGATAGGTATGAACAACTACCTATACTCATTCAAGGGTGGTGACCTATATCGTCACAATACAAATGAGACTAGGAACAACTACTATGATGTTCAGTATAGCTCTACGATAACAAGTGTAATAAATGAGCAGCCCTTAGAGAATAAGTTGTTCAAGACCATTATGCTTGAGTCAGACTCAGCGTGGTCAGGGACGTTTATCTCAGACCAACAGACCACAGGTAGCATCAGTGCTGATTGGTTTGTTCAGAAGGAGGGGGCTTGGTTTGCATTTATGCGAAACACGGGAGCTACACCTGCGGGTGAAAACGAGTATCCACTACGTTCATTAAATGGTATCAGCTCTTCAACAAGCGTAAACTCTGCAGCACCTACAGCGGTAGAGGTAAACTTCAATGTCAATACATCTATCGGTAGCATCCTAAGTATTGGTGATACGTTATACTTTATTCCGTCACCTGTCGTTGGCAGCTCAACACCTACATTATGTGGTACGGTCACAGCAATAAACATCGACCTGCCTGCGGGAGTGAATCAGATTGTGGTAGACACATCAGCGGGTGCAATACCTCCGGGACAGACAGACTACTTTATGTTTATAAAGAATCAGATTGCTGAGTCACACGGGATATTAGGGCACTACTGTGAGTTCAAACTTACCAACACAGACACCACTGCCACTGAGCTTTTTGCAGTGGAGACAGAGATAATGAAATCTTTCCCTTAAATTTATTATCTTTGTAGGTAAATAAATATCTATGGCCGTATTAGCAGCGATTGGTCTAGCCACCAATGTAATATCAGCAGGTGCATCATTTGTGCAAGCTAACAAACAGAAGAAGATGATGCAGGAAGCCAATGCCGAAGCGGCAAAGGCTATAAAGGAGGCTCGTAAGAGGCTCGATGTAAATGTATATGACGCACTAACAATCAGCGACACCCCATACGAGAGACAGCGTGAGATGTTTAACGCACAGACGCAACAGATGATGACAGGCTTTCAAGAGCTTGGTGTTCAAGGTATGCGTGGGGCTACAGCGGCATTGGCTCAGGGCCAACAGATGCAGGGACAGATTGCTGACGCTAAGACTCAAAGGCTAGAGCAACTAGAGCAGATGCAGGCGGCTGAGGAAGGAAGGCTAAGAGATATAAACGTACAGATTGACCTTCAAGAGGCTGAGGGCGCACAGCTAGCAGCAAGAGATGCTGAGCAGGCTAGACAAGCAGCAATAGAGAAGGGAATTAAGAGTGTTGTAAGTGCAGGAGGTCAGATAGCCGAAATGCCTGAGCTATATAAGCAGGACAAATCCGGAGATACATTGGCTAAGTTTCGTCAAGATACTCAAGGGCAAAGAAATCTTAGTATGGATTTTTTGACAGGCAGACCTATACCAACATCAAAGCCTAATATTACAAGCTTAAATGCAGCTTCTCTATATGAAAATCCATTCTTACAACAGAGTGCGAATTTAGGATTAACAATACCACGACCATAATGGCAACATACTACGGATACGCAGAAAGGAATGCTGAGGACCAAATAGATTGGAATGCGGTAGGCAAGTCAATGTCTGACACGCTTAATGATGAACAGAAAAGAAGAGATGATTTAAAGGCTCAGATTGATAAGGACTCATTTGAGTATGGGCAGACCCTATCTAACTCACCGCAGGGTGAGCATAAGGGTATGAACGAATACTCACTTAACTATGCTGCTGATGCTCAGGATTACAACCTAATGCAGCTACGTCTACTTAAGTCAGGAAAGATTAAGCTTAGAGACTACCTCAAGGGTAGAGAGAACATTAAGCAGGGTACCACTCAGATATTTGATATGATGAAAAACTATCAAGAGAAGTATGGTGAGTATGCTGAGCGAGCAAAGACAGGCGTATCAGGGATGTATGAGGGATTCCTACTTGGAGAGGTTGAAGGTTTTGGAAACCTAACATCTACGATGCCATATATAAATCCTACCACAGGAAAGGTTAGTATAGGCAAGAAGGTTCCTAAGAATCCAAATAAGCCATACGATGCAAACACCAATCCCTATACTGTTAAGATGAGTGATAACCCATCAGATTTTAGAACCGTTCAGGAGTTAGCGTTTGCATTGAGCTCTCAGGTCGATAGGTTTGATTCAGGAGGGGCTATTGATGGTATTGTTGATAACTTCGCTAAGAAGTTTGAGACATTAAAAAAGAGTGGTAGTGCATCCACAAAGATTGATGACGTTCGTAATATGCCTGACTTTAAGAAGTCATTGGACGATATGATTATCGCTGAGTTTGAGAGCAACCCATTGAATGCATTGAGTGCGTTGGGAGACTTTATTAAGTATGGTCCTGACGGTCAGCTTATACAGCTTACAAGAAACCCTGAAGATTTGAAAAAAATAAATCCTGAGACAGGAAAGATTAATGAGCACACAATACTTTTGGTTCCAAACCCTGAGCAGCCTGAGGGTGGTATAGCAATGCCTGACTTTGAGTCAGAGTCAGGTAAGAAGTTGCTTAAGCATATGCGTGATAAGATTGCAGAGAGTGTAGACGCAGGACTAAACAGAACGATTCAATATCAAAGAGGGTTTCAATCACGAGGTAAAACAACCGGAGAGTTAAAAGGAGAAGAGAATAAAAAGGCTGATGAGCTTTATCAAATAAAGCTAAGAGAGATTAAAGGTAGATTAAGTAATATAGCCGCAGATTCATATTTAACAGGTAATCCTGATGCCACTGTTCAGGCGTTTAAAGACATAAGAGATTGGGGCTCACAATATAATGTATCAATAACAGAAGCAGAAGAAGGAGAAGAAGGAGAAGAAGGAGAAGAAGTGATATATGTGGGGGACGAGGTATTTCCCAAAACCACTCCGCTTCAAGATATACTTATTGAGGCTGCAGCACAGATTGAGAGTGAAGATATTACTAATGCATACCGGAAAGCAGGAGCGCAAGGAAGAAAAGTAAATAACAGTAAAGGTGTAGGTTCACAATATTAATAATATCATACAATGAACGAAGAAGCAATAAATGATGCATATAAACTCTTTGTTAGAAATGGATACAGTAAGTCTCCTGAAGAGTTTAGAATACTAATGAATCGTAATGAAAATGCTAGAAGGGATATGTACGACCTTTTTGTAGGAGAGGGATACTCAAAATCTCCTGAAGAGTTTAATGTGTTGATGGGGGTACAACAAGCACCGTCAGGTGTTGAGGCTGTAGAGGTTGATGTACAGGAGGAAGGGCCATTAAAAAAAAAAGAAGATACGGTATCTCCTTCGGGACTTTCTTCATTGGGATTACCATCGGTTACTGATGTTATTCAGGAGAAGGCTGAGCTCGGTGAGCAACAGATAGCAGAACAGCAGATAGCAGAACAGGAAGCTGCTGACTTCTTTGATGTTTCAAAACCTTTTGCACCTAAGCCTAAGCAGATGCAAGAGAAGATGCAGATGCAAGAGAACCTTGTTATGGTTAGGCAGTATGATGACTTTGATATCAGGGGTGTCAACAGAGGACCAATAGTACAGGTTAATCTTAACGACCCCGACCTATATAAGAGAAAAGAAAATCAGAGACTATATGTAAATCAGCTAGAGTCAGAGGCTAAGTCTGAGCTTAACAAGATAGCTCTAGACAAGGATGTTACAGAGAAGACATCAGAGATTGAGAAGGAAGTAATTCGAAAGAAGAAAGAGCTTGAGAAGACCAACTATCTTAGTGCAGGGCCTGATGGTAAACCTATTGAGATTACAACCTTTGAGGAGGTAGTCTCAGGTATTAAGCCAACAGAGGGTCTTGATGTTGATTTATCCGCTATAGGGACAGACCCGCAGGCTGCAAAGGTTCTATATGATGCTGAGGTAAAGAGGTACGAAGATAAGCTAAAGAAAGACGCAGGTTTTGTTAAGGTAAACGGTGAGTATTATGACCCTAATATGTTACCTCCTGACGTTGGTTTTGATGCAGCAATAAAGCAGACGAGGTTTGTAAATATAATTGATAGTGAGGAGGAATTCTCTGTACCTACAATGAGGCTTAGATTCAAGCCATACGGTTTTCAGTTTGAGGAAACAGGTGGAGGTGACGCTATGAAGGTTACTGCACCCAACGGACAGGTTGAAGAGTTTAACCTTGACCCTACATTTGGAGATACATCCGAGGCAATTAGACTTAAGAAGTTTTTAGTAAATGGATACAACGACTACGCAGACACACTATCAGACCAAGAGTTTGTAGAGCAGGCGTTGAAGGGTATGCCACTAGAGTATCAGTCAACAAAAGACGCAAAGACTCAGGCTCTTAGACAGAAAAGATATATCCGTGAGGTGTCTAAAAAGATGGAGAAAGATGCTCAGGACTTAGATGCTCTTGATAGATACAGAGAGAAGGAAGAGACTAATATATTTCTACTAAACAAGGAGCTAGAGAATCTAAACCCTGAGAGTAATGCCTATAAAAATCTAGCTGAATCCATAGAAAAAAGAGTTAGCAACTATAACAAGACATATCAAGCGACTGAGGCAAAACATAAAGAGCTAATATTACAGAACGATATGATGAAGCGTACTGTAGGTCAGGACATAATGAACGGTACCTTCTCTAAAGACAATGACTATAGCAGTATGCGTGAGGATATGGGTGATATAAGCTCTATTCCTGCCACAGTTCTTAGTGAGTTTGGTTATGGTATAGGTGATATTATGTCAGGAACAACAAGCCTCGCTGCTGACCTAGCTGCTAACATAAACAATGCATTCTATAATGAGTATGAGGAGGGATATATCACTGACTCTGAAAGAAAAAAATTCAAGAAAGATAATTTACCGGGTATAAGAAACCTTTTTGGTGGAGGAATAGCAGAGATGGCAGACTTAACAGAGGAGTATGTTCAGAAGGCTAAGACAAGTGATTTCTTAGGTATACCCGGGACATCAATAATAACAGAGGGACTATTTGGATTGGTCCGTTCTATGCCCGCTATGATGACGGGTGGTGCCTCAATGTTTTCATTTATGGCAATGGGTACTGATATGATAAATCAGGAGATGGAGAATAACCCTGCGTTTGCAAATATCTCTGAGAACGAAAAGCTCCTACTTACATTACCTTTAGGTATAGTGATAGGTGTGTTAGAGCGTGCAGGTTTCAGGGGTGCATTAAACAATTCATCACTTGTAGGTAGATTAACAGTAAATGGATTAACAAAGTTTGGTCTATCAAGCGGTAAGCAGATAGCAAAGGAGGGAACCAAGAGAACATTCACTGAGATAATTGAGAACGAGGTAAAGAACAAGCTTGTTCGTGGTGGTGTATTATTAGCTAGCTCTACATTTTCTGAGGCTGAGACAGGAGCCGCCCAAGAGATAGCCGAGGTGTTTGGTAAGGAGATATATGATGCAGCAAAGGGGCAGGATTACTTTAAGCAGTCGGTAGACTTGTTAAATCCAACTACCGAATTTGGTTCTGTAAATTGGGACTTCCTAGGAGAGGTTGCTCACGCTGCTGCAGCCGAGGCTGTTGGTGGTTTTGCTATGGGTATGCCTTCAGCATTTACTGCTGCGAACAGAAGTAATAAGGTAGCAGAGATTAGCGATAATGCATACAATCTGTTTAGGATGTATCGAAGTAACCCTGAGATATTAGAGCTACAGAAGAAGAACCTTGACGCTAGGGCTGCAGACCCTAAAGACCCAATGACAAAGGAGGAGGCAGACAAGACAATGCTTGACTATGAGTATATGATAGGTCAAGCCTCTGAGATAAACCCTGAGTTCGACTCACAGGCACAGAAGCAGATACTTGCACTGATGATGCAGCAGAGAGAAATCAAGGACGCAATGCAGAACAAGGACAAGCGTACCACAAAAGAGCTACAGCGTCAGTCAGAGATTATTGATGAGGACATCACATTAATATCTGCTGAGGCACACAAGAGAGCAAACGTACAGAAGGGTGAGTATGAGACCGCTGTTAAGGAGGGATACAAGGGTACCTTTGATGACTACCGTACAGGTAAGGATATGAAGGAGGCTATCAAGAAAGAGGCCGCAAAAAAGAAGGTTGAGACCAAGGAAGAGATAACACCTACCAAGGAGCAACGTGAGAAACTAGAGAAGCAAGCGTTAAGAGAGTTAAAGAAAGAGAATCGTAAGATTAGACGAAAAAATAGACGAGAAGGATTTAAGGGTGACAAAGTTAAGGGTACTCGTAAGAAGTACGAGCCTACTCAAGAAGATATTGACGCTAGAGTTGATGAGTTATTTCAAGCACAGCAACAAGAAGACCAAGAGGTATTAGACCTTGAGTCTGCGATTGAGGAAGAGGTAACCCCTAAGGAGATGGCTGAGACCGAGCAGGTTGCTGAACTAACTCAAGAGGAATTAGATAATTTATGGAGTAATCAAAGTAGTGAAAGCAGGGCTGATTTACAAATAGAAGCGGAAGAACAATTAGAAAAAGAAGAAGAGAAAAAAAGTTTGATGCTTCGTAGTATGGGGAGACGTAGTGAAAAGAAACGTATTACTTCCGAGCAGATAGAAGCTAGAGCTAAAGAAATTCTTGCTAAAAAAGAAAGCGCACCTATTTCAGCAACACAGACACAGGAGAAAAGCAAGCCTGTAGCAGAGGCGGCAGTTGAAGAAGTTACTCAGGAGAAGTTAGATGAGGTTCGAGCCCTTGAAGAAGAGGCGCCTGTCGTTGAGGAAGAGGTGACTACTGAGGAAGCACCTGTTACTAAAGAGGAGCAGGCGGATAAGGATAAGGCTAGGGCTGAGAGGCTTGCTGAGTTGGATAGAAACCTTAGGGAGGCTACCACAGATAAGGCACCTGTAGCTGAGACGCAAGATGTGGTTGATGACGGTAAGGTCCCTGAGGTAACACAGGAGCAGCAGGATAGATACAATAACAAGGAGATGTCTGAGCAGGAGATTAAGGATGTCCTTGTTGGTTTGAACACCAAGGTACAGATGCGTGCTGAAGGCAAGACTGAGGAGAAGGTGACAGCCTTTGAGAAAAAGATAAAGAAGGAGAACGAGAACTTATATCGTGAGGTTCTTGGTATGCGTGCAGCTCCAAAGACTGAGACAAAGGTTGAGACTCCTAAGAAAGAGGCTCCGAAGAAGGAAGCACCTAAGAAGGATACAGGTGTTGACGATAAGCTTCGTGCGATAGCGGTGAAGATGGATAAGGCTGCCAAGGAGAAGGTGAGCAGCAAGCTAACAAAGGCTGAGAAGGAACTAATAAAAAAGAACACTAAACGATTCAAGGAGATTAATGATGAGGTCAAGATGCCTACCACCACAGCAGATGGTATCCGTAGTGCTATTAAGATGGTTGAGGATAGCTTCAAGGAGAAGGAGGCAAAGATTAAGGAGCAGATAAAGACAATTGATGGACGGGTCACAGACAGAATGACCAAGGACAAGGAGCGAAAAGAAAGAAAGGATACGTTGGCCAAGGCACGTAAGGAGAAGAACGCTAAGGTCAAGGAGCTGAAAGGTAAGCTCACTGATATGGGTGCACAGTTTCAGCTTGAGGCTGAGGCTACTTCTGAGAAGGCTAAAGCTAAGCTATTAGAGGAGGCTAACAAGCTATTGGATGATGTCATCCAAGAGAACAACGGTGAGATATCAGAGAACCCATTCAATGCAGAGAACCCTGCTCCGGGAGCTGAGATAATAACAATCGAGGTAAAGGAGAACAGTAAGTTAATTGAGGGCTTAGAACGTATGGGTCTTAAGGACCTAGTAGGGAAGAAGATAAGTCTAGTTATGGCTGACCAACTGAAGGTTGATGATAAGAGAATGGGAGGACCATTCTTTCCATTGATACCTAGGCTAAGAGGCAAGGTAGCTTGGGCATCTATAAACAAAACAGCAGCATCGGGGATTGTTAATGGTGCTATAAAGTCTGACTATAGTGTGGTATATAATATGTCACCATCTGCTATTGACTCAAATAGTATTATGGGAGAGACCCTTATTGACCTACTCAATGCCTTACCTAAGTCTGAGAAGCAGGAGACGTTTGAGCTGATGAAGGAGAACGTACTTAAGAGTAAGGCTAAAGACTTTGTTAGAATAAAGGAGGTATTTGAAAGCTCTAAGACGCTATCTCAGGCAATGAAAGGATTACAGAAGCTTGGAGTGGATGAGAGGGCAGCACTACTTAAGAAGGTTGTACCGTCTAGAGATGTCAAGGCAGGTACAGGTATTGGGGTAAAGCTTCAAGAGAATAACATTACCATAGAAGGGCTCAGAGAGATGAATGCTGAGCAGTTTGTTGCTGACCTTCCTGCAGGTGCTATGACTATGGTGCTTGAGGTAACTGACAAGGCAGGAAATAAGATAACTAAAAAGACAAAGGACGAGGCACTGATTACCCCTGAGCAGCAGAAGGAAGAAGGACTACCTGAACATCCTAACTATCCTGTATATATTAGAGGTAGGGCTGTTGGTATACTTACAGAGACAACACCGTTCTTCAATGTGTTAAAGGATGTAGCTAGAAACCTTGAGGTAAAGTTAGTGGGTCTAGTAAAGAAGAAGTCAGGAAGAAAGATAACAAGCAAGGAAGCAAGGTCTAATGAGATGCGTTCCGCATCAATGAAGGCATCAAAATCTAGGAAGGTACAATCTCCTACGGCTTCATCGTATGAGAAGTTTGTAGCAGTCCTTAAGAGGACCTTCCCATCTGTGGAGGTTCTTACCTCACAGGAAGAGTTTGACGCACTACTAAAGGAGACAGGAACAAAGAAGCTTACAAAGAAAAATCAAAAGGTATATGGTGCAGTGTACCAAGGGAAGCTATACCTGAACCCATCACTTGAGAACTTCAACACACCGATACACGAGTTCGGTCACATATGGATGAACGTGGCTAAGGAGTCTGCCCCTGAGATTTACAAGAAGGGTATGGACCTTATCAAGGGGACTGACTATGAGGCTCAGGTACGGAACAATCCTGCGTATCAGAAGGTCATCAAGCAGATGACAAAGGATGGTGCTACTGAGCAGGAGATAAATGACTACGTTCAGGAGGAGGCATTGGCTACAGCCATCGGTGACAAGGGTGAGTCGTTTGTGAAGGCGGCACAGAAGAAGAACTTTAAGGAGTGGCTTAATACCCTGTATGGTTTCGTTAAGAAGCTTACGGGTATATCAAAATTGAGTGCCGAACAGCTAGAGACCATATCACTGAATGAGTTCCTGCAGGCGGTAAGTGTTGACCTGCTATCAGGCGAGCAGCTCTTTGAGGGTGCAGAGGTCAAGGATATGGGTGATGCCCTACAGCTTATGGCAGACGAGGGTATAGACCTGAAGGGTGATATGCAGACAGTTATTAATAAGGCTAGGGAGGATGGCTTCAAGGACGCTGAGATAAAGGGTGTGCTTCAGGCTATTGGATACAAGGCTAGGAATATTAATGAGGCACTGAAGATTGAGATAGAGACTGACGTTACTATGCCATCAATCTTTGGTAATATCGAGGGTGGTGCCGTGAAGGGACAGGAGATGTTCACTAGACTACGAGAAGAGGTGGCGAAGTTTGCTAAGAATAACTCACCCGCAAAGACTAGAGAGAAGGCAATGGAGCTGCTTCGTGAGGACCCAACCTATAAGGAGCAGTCCGACAAGACAAAGCTTGAGCTTGTTAAAGAGTTTGACAAGACACTAAAGAGCAAGGCAAACGCTAAGGTAAGACAGGAGATTGCAGGTATCAAGCAGCGTATCAAGGATGTGATTACCGGAGAGGTTGGTTTACAGGAGGCTAAGACTAGGCTTAAGAACCTAATCAAGGACACCCTACCAAAGTCAAGAGAATACTCACAGGCAGATATCAATAGGCTTAATAGGATTGTTGACAAGGCTACACCCGAAAACTATCAGGCTGCAGTAACAGCAGTTCTAAAGGAGGTAAATAAATTTAGAGGAGAGCAGAGAGAGTCAAAGCTTAAGAAGATTCTAAAAGATATTCAGGCTAAGGCTAAGCAGAGTAGGAAGAGTGGTGCACGTGTAGCAGCAGAGGACCAACCGTTCTTCAAGCAGGCTGCGGTTCTTATCAACGCTGCTATAGATGGTAACGCTGAGGTGTTTGATGAGATAGCAAAGGAGATGACCGAGAGAGAGGCTGAGATATTCGAGCTGTTTGACAAGGTAAATAATAACGAGGAACTTACAGAAAAGGAACGTGAGCTTTTTGCTAAGGCTCAGGCATTTGAGATGCTAGGGAAGATAAACAACCAAGAGCTTGAGGCACTTGACGATGTGATAGCAGATATTAAGGCTGAGACAAAGGCATCACGAGAGCGACTCAAAGGTAAGAGGCTTGCTCGTAAGGAGATATATGATAGCCTTAGAGAGCAGGCAAACAAAGATATCAGCGAGGGGTATCCATACCTATTTGATGAGGTTGTTAACGAGGATGGTAGCACATCACTTGTCCCTCTTAATGATGCACAGCTACGAGCAAGAAGAGAACAGATAAAAAAGAACCTACTCAAGGATGGTAAGCTTGTAAAGAATGTAAGGCAGTATCTTAATCTAGCTTTTGCAACCGAGGGTAAGGTATTGAAAGGATTATTTGCCAACTATCTGAAGCATCTAGGCACACTTACAAATGGTCTAGACAGGAAGGGTAACTTCTTTACCGAGAACATATATAAGAGACTCAACCGTATGGAGGAGAATAACCTTAAGGGTTATTTTAATACCACTGACGCTATTGATAATAATATAAATACCATTGATGGTATTGACAAGGGATTAGATGGTCTGTATAAAATGCTTAACGATAGCTTTTCAAGCTTTAAAGAGGATAAGTTAAAATTAAATAATGTAAGGCTTGGGTCAACTAATGTTATAGAGAATTTTGTTACTTTAAACAAGGATGAGGCGGCAAGGATAATTGCTATAAGTCGTAACGATGAACAGAGAGATAGATTAGAGAAGCAGGGTATTGGAAAGGCTGAGATAAAGAAACTTGAGGAGTTCATTGGAGCACCTGCGGTGAAGGCGGTAGATAAGATTGTTGACTACCTAAGCTCAACATACTATGAGAGTATCAATAAGGTGTATGAGGATGTTAATGACGTGAGCCTTAACTATGTTGAGAACTACTTCCCTGTAAAGACAATAAGCGAAAAGACAGATAAGAAAAAGAATGCTGAGCTAGCAACATCATTGCAGCAGGGTGAGTTTAGTAAGGTCTTCTCAGCACAGCAGGCATCAGCATTGAAGGAGAGGAATAATACTAAGAATCCTATAGCTATAACAGGATTCTCTTTTACTCAGGAGCTAGACACACACATCACAGAGATGGAAAGGTTTAAGTCATATGCAAAGGGTACTAAGGAGCTTAATGTAATAATGAATCACACACCTAGTGTTAAGAAATTATTAGATGCAACTAATTTAGACAGTATTATGACAAGGGGTGTAGGTTACGCTATAAATCCTAACGCTATGCAGGACCTGTTTAGATTAAACAATCCTATATTTTCAAGGCTTCAAGAGAAGTTTACAGGCGTGGCACTAGCCCTTAAGTTTATACAGCTACCTAAGCAGGCAACATCATTTGTAAATGCCTTCGCTGACTATCAGCTTTTTGATAAGGGTGTGACAGGCAAGGGTCGTATACCTATCATTGATAGTACCTTAGACTTTTTAGCATTTATGGCAGAGTCAGGATGGGTTGCCTTTTTCCAAAAGAGGTCAACATTTAAGCAGGCGATGGATGTGTCAGCTAACTTTAGAAACAGGATGCGTCAGAGCTTTAAGACTGCTGACCTAGCAGGGTTAGAGACAGGGCAGCGTGCGACATATGGGTCAGGGCGTACCCGAAGAACAAGGCTAAAAAGGATTGCTCGTAAGGCAAAGATTATTGCTAACTCACCAACGCTTGTTGGGGATGCTGCAGGTGTGATGGGGTATATGGTTGCGTATAGAAACAATATCCGTAAGGGTATGAGCCCTGAGGAAGCATTGGAGAGGTTCAATGACTACAATGCAACACAGCAGACACGTAGGGCTACAGAGAAGATAGGTCTTCAGTATGATAGCAATATGATTGTAAGGTCTTTCACAATGTTTGGAAGCACACTATTCCTACAGCTTAATAAGGTTATGCAGTCAGCAACTAACATTAGAAGAGGTACTGCAAATGCAGTAACAGAGGGTAGCCTGAAGGAGATGCCGTCAACAAAAGAATATAGAGAGCTCTTCTTAAACCTAGGCGTTGCAAACGTACTGTTTGCTTTGACCGCAAATATATTTAAGTACAACCCATTTGCAGACCCGTCAGTAAACCCATTTTTAACAGGTGATGATGGTGATGATGAGCTAACAGAGGAACAGATGGACCGTATTAGCAAGGCAAAGAATGCTTTGAAGAGGGGCAAGGAAATATCTGATGAAGACCAAATGTTAATTGATAGATATCAAATTAATTTGGATAAGGAGCAGGTACTTGAGTCATATAAGGAGGCAATGTTTGGTATCAATCAGCTTTACAACCTACCCTTAATTGGTGGTACTGTTAACACTGCGGTAGATACTTGGTGGTGGGGGTATAGTGATGCTATTAAAAAACCTAGGTCTAGATACACAGACCCTATATCTCAGATATTTACTAGCTCGTACTACGATATGGTGATAGGAGGTAAAGGTGGTTTTGAAACAGCAGTCACAAGAATATTTGAGTATGGTCTTGGTATACCTAGCAAGACACCACTAGCTGCGGTAGACCAACTAAGGTCGTGGTTTGATAGCAATGATACTGCTCTACGTAAGGAATATGAAAAGAAGGATGAGGATGGTGAACGTATAGCCAAGGAGGAAAGCTTCGAGAAGTTCAAGGAGAATAGGTATGAGGAGAATATGTACGACCTATTAGGCGTGTCATATAGCTATCGACCCGGCTCTGCGAAGTCTAAGGATATTATATATGTTCCGATTGAGGTTAACAAAAGAAAGAAGAAGGATGAGGAGGAGTCATCCGACAAAAAATCAAAGCCTAAAAAACGTAAACGAAGAAAAAGGATAAAGAAGAAAAAATAAGATATGCCATTTAGAAAGATAGGAAAGAATAAGAATGTTAGCCCTAGTGGGAATATGTTTACCGATAAGCAGGTGAAGTTATACTACGCTACCAATGGCTTCAAGAAGTCAAAGCTTAGTAAGAATAACAGGAGAAAGAGAAAGTCATCTAAGAATACCTGATGTACTTGAAGGCTCGCTGCTTATCGTAGTAAGCCATCAGCTCCTCGTCATTGACTGCACCCTGTCGTGGTTTCCTACCACCCCACTTAATGTCACCATAGATATCCTTAACCTTGGCGTAGATGATGCCATCATCACAGGCCCATATCATTACAGGATTCAGTCTCTTGTCGCATAGCTTTACCAACTTACGTATCGCTATCGGCAAAGGGTATGCCTGTGATAACACACGCAGTCTACCCTTCACCTCAGCGTAAGCGACTAAGCTATTGTCTTTATCAAATACTTTGTAGTCTACATCGTTAGGACCGAGCTTCTTAGCGGAGCCACCAAACACATTTACAAATGTATCAATGGCCTTACGTTCCCTCTTTAAATCTTGCTCGGACTCAAACCTCATTGCTACTCAGGTATGTATACATATATAGGAAATCCCTCTCCCTTGCTACCCGCAATGTTGTAATCGAAAAATTCCTGAGCCTCTTCCTCAGTCATCTCATCCTCGTTGATGAGCTTGTCTATCATCTTATTGGAGTCCATCACTAATGAGTTGCTTGCGTACTCAAGACCTACCACACAGTCCTCGTATCCTGTGGGGTATAAGAATGTTTCATCAGGGAACTCCTCTGTTATCTGTTGTAATATATTATTTGACATATTTAATTTGATTTATCGTGCTCCTCTGCGTGACAACGTGAGCATAGCACCCTGCATTTATTAATCTCTTCTACAATCTTTTTCTTAGAGTATCCTTTCACTAAGTAATCTGCCACAGCAAAAGACTTGTCATCATTGTGATGATGAAACTGTAGAGCGTGTGAGCTAAAGGATTTGTGTGTAAGCTTAGAGTATCCGCACTCATCACAGTTCAAGTTATTCTTTAGACTGTTATACCACTCACGCTTTCTTTTTACGTAGTCCTTCTTTACATCTCCATAGCAGGTGATACAGGTCTGTCTGAGATGTTTCTTACCGTTCTTTATTCCTGCTGACCAATACTTATCAAGCTCTTTTACCTCATTACACTTTCTACATACCTTCTTCTCCATCTCTTATCGTCTCTTCTAGTGTCTTTAATACAAACTGAATGGTCTCTATGTGGTCTAGTACCTGAGCATACTCTCTATCAATTAGGTGTTCATATATCGCATCGGCAGAGTCGTGGATTTCATTCATAGTAAAGTTAATATGAATGAGCCTATCGTTATCTGCCTTTGAGATACTCATCAGGAGTCTATGGCGTTTATGATTGTGTTACCTAAGGACTCGTCTATCTCCTTAATAGCTTTATAGATTCTCTTGGATGACTTGCGTGTCTCCTCTACCTCACTTCTCTTGGAGTCACTGCCTAGGTATGCGTACATACAGCAGTCCATCCTTAGTAGCTCATCTGTCTTCTGCTTGGTTGACCATCCCTTCTTTGAGATAGCCCTCTGTATGTCATCACTTGTGTACTCCATTGAAATATCTTGTTAGGTGGTTCTTAAGTTTATCTATTTCTTTTTTTCCTGTCCTTGTCTTTATCAGCTCAAAGGTTTTTAGATATATTTTATCATCTTCCTTGTTCTTTTTTATGATAGACATCAAAGACTCTTTTTCCAAATATAGTTTTTTGTTTTGTTTTCTCAAAGAGATTACCTCTTTTTTTAGTTCGAAACTAGAGAGACTATGTATTGGGTCAGTGTCAGTAACGAACATATCCTGAACCTCTTGATACTTAATACGTAGCTGTTGATTGGTTTTAACCTCAGACTCTAGGCCTCTTATGTAATGGATTATTGTTGCGTGGCTCTTGTTTATCATACTACCCACCTCAGTGAGTGTGTATCCCTTTAGGTTTAGCACCTTAGAGAATACTGCACGAGCAGATGGGTGTGGCATACGTCTAGACTTTTCGTCTACGTCCACCCCGAACACTACTCCAACAATGTCTTTAAGCTTTTTAACCTCTCTGAGGTTTCTTGTGTGTCTTTGCATTTGATTAGTATTTGATTTGAATTAATGTAATCTAGGTAATCATCACAGTCTATCTCCTTTATAGATAGGAATGTGGTGAGACCCTCTTCCTCTTTTATGTATTCAATCTCAAAGAAGTATGGACTATCGTGCTTGACCACACCACCTACCTTCTGAGAGAAGTGGTTCTGTTTTTCTAAGCACGGCTCAAAGTAATCTAGCTGAAGTATAATCTCTTCTGAGTATTCATAGTCTAGGTTTGCTAGCTCTAGTATAACGTCACCATCTATGTCGTAGTAAATCTCTTCAGCCTCTATATACTTCCGTATTGAATCCATAGTCATCTAACTCTTTTAGTCTGTATTCCTGTAACTTAGACACCTTTCCTTCGGGTCTTTTAATCTCGCTGAACAAGACATTTGAGTTCGGTGGTATAGCTATTAGGTCGGGTATCCCATTCTTATTTGTCTTAACAAGCTTGATGACATAGTATCCCTTAGACTCTAGCTCCTTGATTCTCCTTGATTGAATTTGTTGTTCAGTCATCCATACAAATGTACGAATTCCTTTTTAAAATAGTTAACTGTGTACGTCTTCTTCTTGGACACGGCCTTGTATATATCATCCTCGATACCGCCCTCACTGAAGACCCAATACACATCACTCTTGAGTCTATCCCTTGTTGTCATACGGTCTCTACTCTGCCAATATGATGTGGCACTGAAGTCAATGTTGTAGTACACAAGTGCATCTGCCTGACGTAGAGATATTCCCTCACGTCCTGACACTATCTGTAGTGCTATGCTCTTGTCCGTGTCTTGAAACTCGTCAAGCTCAGTGGTTAGAAGCTCCTTACCAAAGGTATCCTTCAGTGCGTTCAGCTCCTCCTTAAACTTGTAGAAGATTCCTATCTTCTGTCCCTTGAATCTATCACGTATAAACTCAGCCTTGGTATGGTCTAACACCATAGACTTACCGCTCTCAAACTTTATTGTGCCTGAGTATATCTGATGTAGCTTTGACATCAGCTTCACAGGTGTATCCGCAAGTATCACCTCCTCATTCCCCTCTACTACTAGGTCCTTGTCAAGTCTCTTAGCAAGCCTATAGGTCTCGTCTCTGAGCTTTACTCTAAGTACGTGCTCCTTTGTGTCAACCTCGAAACCTGCCTGCTTCTGAGAGAAGTTTATTGTGAACCGCTCCATAGCCTTGGTGATGTCCTTCTTACCTCCCGAGTAGTCATTGATGAGGTTACCATTAATCTTTCTCTGCTTTACGTTCACCCAATCGTGTGCGAACTTATAGAAGGTGGCGTGTCTATTGAATGGGTTCATTGGTATACCATACACCTGATGGTACATCTGTGAGTATGACTCGGGTGTCGGTGTACCTGACAGTAAGATAACCCTTGGGTCGTTCTTTCTTATCAACTGCCTCACTGCTTTCGCTCTGTTACTTGGCTTAGGAAAGGCACCCATAGAGTGTGCCTCGTCACATACAATCACATCCCATCTCACATTAGGAATCTTATGTATCGACTCATAGTTTATGGTGAATAGGCTGAAGTTTACGGGGCATAGCTTGGTGTAGTCATCATTGATGGAGCCGATTGCCTTCTTCTTTGTAAGGAATAGAACGTTTTCAACATTGAGCTGTTCACAAATACCTAGGCTTGTCAGTGTCTTCCCGGTCCGTACCTCCATCGCTAGGTACAGGAAGCCATAATCTCTTATGACCTCCGTTCCCTTGGCTATGATGTCGTTCTGATAGTCTCTGAACTCAATCATCTCTAGTCTATTGTAAAGTTAAACTTGTAGCTAGACTCACTATACTTACCATCATACTTCAGAAGGAATGTGTAGTCACCGCTCTGTGATATTGCCTCCTTGAATATTGGGTAGTCCTCCTCTGAGAATAATACCTGACCCTTCTTATAACAGAACCCACTAAGCGTCTCCACATCTCCTGAAGGCTTCTTAAGTTTTACATCTTGAAAGGTACTGCTTGTCCAACTCTCTCTTGAATCCCTATTGTATGGGTAGATTGAGATGGTGTATGACTCATCATTATCATCACGCTTGATAAAGAATCCACAGTCACTGTTTCTTGTGGCTGAGTTACTAAAGACACCCACAGCATTAAAGTAGTAAAAGGTTTCTTGGGTCTCCTCACCGAAGTCATCTACATAATGCTCAGTATCCCACTGAGCTAGGGTTGTAAAGGTTAGCATCATTGATGCAAATAGAATTAATTGTTTCATTGTATTTGATTTAAATTGTTGGGAGATTTAGAGTCCTCCCCTTGACTCATAATATCTTTTGTTGTGGGTCTACCTTCGGTGCTATCTTTATTATTATCCATCTACCCTGAGCATCTCTGCCCTCCTCGGGCTTGATGCCCTCCTTGAACATTGCATATGACACGAGCCATTGGTAGAACTTTGTCCTTGAGATTGTCATCTTTGCCTTCGGTCCATAGTCAGGATACTCCTGAACGAAATCAAAGTATAGGTCCTGCTTGTATAGCTTTATACCCGCCTGAAGATTTCTGTTTGACTCCTGTCCCTCTATCAATCCACACCACTCAATGAAGTCGTGCGTTGTCTCAGCAGATAGCTGACGAATCTTTAGGTTCACGAACACACTCTTCTGTAGTCCCTTCTTTAGGTACATCTGTAGGCAACCTATCATATAGTTGTCAAAGAAGCACCACTCCTCATCGTTCCAATCCCCGAACATCAGCTTACCAAACTCATCCAATGGGGTGAAGTTCTTGCTGTAGTATTGGTGTAGCTCAAGCTCCCACTTACGTCTCGCAAAGCTGTTACCCGCACCCTTGATGGCATAGTTGGTAGTGATAGCAATCTTAGGTGACTTACTGAATGGTATCTTGATAGCATCCTTGTTCTTCTTCTCTAGTGTCATCCCCTCTGTAACCACACTGAACAACCTCTCGAAGTCAAAGTGTTTCTTCACGTCATCAAAGACAAGTATCTGCGTGTCTGCACTCACAAGTTGGTATGCAAATGACCGCTCGAATGTGAAGGACTTACCATCAATGGTAACAACCTTCTTCATCTGTGCCAAGGCGTTCATAAATATTCCCTTCCCTGTGCCACCCTCGGGGTTGTCTGATATCACCTCGTCATTTAGTATCACTGCGGGACAGTACGATAGGTTCTTGTGGGCGTGTAGCATAAACCCTATCGTTGACTCCATAGATAGCACACGCTTAGAGTTTCCACTACAGATATTTGATATGAACTTGCGATACACACTGTCACTACCATCACATATCTTGAAGTTCCTATCTATGACGTGGTCCTTCCAAACGTATCCACCCAAGTCCAAGTAGTCTATCGGTGTAACCTCTCCCTTGGTGATGCTCACTGCACAGTTCTTGTAGTATAGGTATGCTGTGTCCTTGGTATCCTCAATGAAGTAGATGTCAATGGTAGATAGCAGTGTCAAGAAGTCCTCACGGAAGAGTCTCGTTTGGTCTGCGAAGTAGTTGTAGATAGACATATCATCTAGGTCTATGACGTGTTGCAGAACGAAGTCCTTTATCTCCTTCTCTGAGGTATGGTCGATGAGGTTGTTGGTAACCTTAACGAACACATAGTTCTTACTTCCCTCGGGACAATACTTGTAGAATCCATTGTCCTCTAAGAAGTCCTTGAATAGTATGTGTACAATCTTTATTGTACCCTTGTCGTTCTTGGACCAAAATATCTGCTTGGTATTATCTTCCTCTACCCTATTTAGTACGGAGTCTATTGTTGCACCATCCAAGTCTGACTCCTCTAACTGATGGCGTACCTCCTTTTTTGACACACCCCTCCTCAGACTCTGCTTGATGTTATTGATGGCCTCTTCGTCCTCGTAATACTTGGTGCCGAAGTTATGTGTGTTGCTGTATGCCGAGTCAATCGTTCTTGATATCTCTGATAGAGAGAAGTCATCATTCTCAAACTGATTTAGTACGTATCCTGCTAGGCTCTTATTGATTCCGTAGTCATTGAATGCCATCGCTAGGATAAACACGTTCTGATTACGTTGCCCCTCTACCATTGGATACTTCTTTGTCCACCACTTGACGAGGATGTCTACCACCTTGTTCTCGTCAGTGATTGGTATCGTTGGTGCGTCTTGGTGTTGGATAATCTCCTTGTACTCTACCTCCTCAAGCTTGTCCCATATACTTGAGTTCTCGTTCACATATATCAGCGGGTCGTATGACTCGTAGCATACACGAGATATATTCTTACAGGTCTTATCAAAGTATTCAGAGCCGAAGTGGTTCTCTAGTGCGTTGAAGTAGCTTACGTGGTTGTCAATCTCTTGAGGTATCTTTACCAATACCTTTAACCCATTACCTGATGGAGATATGAACACCGAGTATACGTGCTTGTCCTTACTGATTGCCTCCTTGTCTTGTAGTAGTTGCTTCTGCTTCTCGTAGCCATCGAAGTCTAGGCATATGAATCCACTGTGCTCAATGATAGAGGAGTCGTTCCTCTTATTGAATGTACCACTGAAGCATACCGCAGGTAGCATCTTCTTTAGTTCGTTACGCTCACCCTTGCTCTTCTCTGAGCGGATACCCTTTACTAGGCTCTTTGATGAACCATCCTTGATACGCTCAAGTATTTTCTCTATCGGTCTGTAGAAGGGGGTGTCTGTATCCTTTATGTTTTTAAATATTGTGATGTTTGATGTCATCTTAGTGTCGTTTTGATGTCGATAATTAAATGTTAACTCTCTGATACTCAGAGGTAGTGTCGATAATGTCGATTTTATTTCCTAATCTAGGTACAATAAAAAATAAAAGAGTAAAGAAATATATATAGTCTATATAGGGATTACAATTTCTGACATTCGACACACTAGATTGGATAAAAAAGGGGAGTCTCCTCCCCTAATCTGAACCAATCAAAATAGTTTAGAACGGTAGACCATCGGACTCTGCCTTCTTAGGTGCAGTAACCTCATCCTTAGGCTTGTATGTATCCAACTCAACGTAGTAGTTTCCACTACGTGCTTGGTTTACATTTAGGTTAATCCAACCATCACTCATATGTTCCTTGACAAATGCCATAGCATCGTCAACCTTCAGTGATAATCTACCCACTACAAATTCAGGGGCATTCTCTCTTCTCTTAAAAGAGAATCCATTTGCAAAAACTTTTTCGTCTTGTGACATAATATAAATTGTTTTGTTCCAATGATTAAATTAAAACCCGACACACAATACATTGGAGACATCGTGTGCTAGGTATCTTTGTTATATCTCTTGTGCTACGTAGTAGTTCTTAATGTCTAGCTCGGGGTTGTCACCAAAGAATCTATGGTATACCTCTATTGCCTTATGCATCTTGTCTCTACCCCTCTGATAGAACTCATCGTTTCCTGTGAACATTCCCATCCTACCCGACTGCTTCTCAATCACCAAGAACATCATCGGCTTACCGAATAGTTGTTGGTATATGTAGGCTTGACTATCGTAGTTATACTTCCTTGCGTTCCACTTGAAGTCATCAATGTTTGATGTGGTCTTTAGGTCTATGACATAATCTTTTCCAACGATGTCTGCCTTACCCTTCCACTGCGTATCTGTCGACTCGTACTTCATAACGTTTGGTTGCTCGTAGATGTTACCCTCTGCACGTATCAACTCAAAGAAGTCAATGTTACCTAGCATCTTCTTTACCAATGCGTCAATGGTCTCCTTCTCTGTGCGTAGTAGTGCTACCTCAATATCACTATCGGCAATGAACTCCTTGTATCCCTTGGTGTTTCGTGAGGCATAGTCTACCCATACCACGTTCTCTGCCTTCTCGGGCTCAAGGATTAGTTGGTGGAAGTATCTACCCTCTGCAAAGTTCTTGTTGTCGGGACGTGAGACACCGAATTGTTCGGGAGTCTTTAGCAGTGTTCCAATGTCTGAGTTGGATAGGTACTGCTTACCTACCCCTCCGTAATACTCTTGGTCATCACGGAGTAGTTCTATAACGTTACTCATTACTTGGACTTCAATACCTTAGCAATCTCCTTCTCTTGCGTCTTGGTAACGTGGTACTTCTGCTCGATGTTAGCCACCAACTGCTTGAGTCCAAGCTCCTTGTTCTCTGCTACATACCTAAGCATATCCATCATCTTATCATCGGGTATACCCTTGACCTCAACCGTTGTGGTCTTATTACTCTCAACCTTTGGTTGCTCCTTCTCTGCTGACGGAAGGTCTTCACCTGCATATACATACAGACCTAGACCGTGACGAGCAAGAGCCTTAGTTAGGCTACGTTGTATCGCCTTGTTCACGTCAGTAGACTTAATCTTTACCAACTCGATTGAGTTGTTACGGAAGTCCATTACGGGTAGGTACTCGATGTGTTCGATACCCTCGATTGTTACACCTGTCTTTACCCACGCAGAGTTGTGGTCTCTGTGGTAGAAGACACCACCTGCATCCTCATAGATTGTGTATGTTGCCTCGGGATAGTTCTCCTTTGCGGTTGCCCAAGCCCAAGCCCACGATAGGTATGTGAGTCCGTTCTTAGTTTCTGTACGTCCATTGACGTTGATTGCGTTCAGTGTCTCGAACACTGATTTCTTTTTAGCATTAGCCATCTTGATTTGATTTAATTAATAATTGATTTACTTTAAAATATTTGCTTGTGAATAGTTGTCGCTCATCCTTCAGAGATATTAGAACCTTCTTGCGTCTCCTTCCGTTAAGCTCCTCATTGATACGTTCTTGTATCTCGTCAAGCTTTCTTTCATAGCTCAACAAAGATAGTGTATATATTCCACAAAGCCAACCCCTCTCTTTGAATATGTCATACTCGGCATCACTTATCTCTTCGTAATACTCACCCTTGTTTGTGTTCAAGATGGTGACCTTGTTGTTGTGATGCTCCTTGATAATCTTTATTCCATAGGAGATGAATCCTTCGTACCCTCTACCATCCATACGGACTGCGGAGTAGTCTCTTTCTGCTTGATTGAATAGGTCTAACATTATGATAGTCTTTCAATCACCGACTGATAGTCTCTGTCGTACTCAATCTTATTCTTCACTGAGGCTAGTCCCCATCTGATTGATGAGTGACCGATGTTATAACCCCTAGACTTCATATACCTTTGGATTGCTACGGTTCTCATAGGTCTCTTGGAGCATAGGTAGTATAGTAGTTGCCTTGCATCAGTTATGTCTTGAGTCTTCTTCTTCTTGAAGATGTCAGTCTCATCGACACTGAACAACTTCGCAACCCTCTTTGCGTATAGGTCACACGCCTCCTCTTTCTCTGTCATTTGATTTGTTTTTATTTGTTTATTAAAGTTCTATTATCTCTCTGTCCAAATCCACATAGTATTGCGTCTTAACTCCGTGCTCTGTAACTATAGTATGTAGACTCATACCCGACTCAAAGTAAATTATGGTTTTGTTGTCTGTTATCTTTATATCTTTTACTGTGTGTCCTATTAAATCTTTCATTTGATTTGTTTTTATTTGTAATATATCTCTGTTCCTTTTATGAATACGTAGTCAAGCATCTTGTTGTCAAGGTTCGTTGCACCTATCTTCCCTTGCTCTGTGAACAGTGTCCAATACGGTGTCTCCCTTGGGTTGTAGTATATCTTTTTCCATTCATCGTGTATCCACAACTCTGTTCCCTTTGATAGTATCTCACAATCAATCCACGCACACACGGTCTTGTTCTCGCCTTGGTATATCTTGTCTGCTACCTTGCGTCTGTTGTGTAGTCGTGCGTTGCTAAGTGCTACCACCATATCATCGGGGTGTATGTACTCTACGCTACCATCTCGGTTACGTATCTGCCACTTCTTGTAGTTCTCTCCACGTCCTAGGTGGTATCTCAATCTTATCTTACTCATATCTTTTTTATTAGGTCATCCATTGCTAGATGTAGTGAATCAATCCAAGAGTTGCCATCGTTGAGGTGCTTACCTACACCCCTATCCTTCCACTCGGGGAACATATCATCGAGGCACATCTTGATACCCTCTGACCTTGTCTTTCCGTACTCCTTTACCCACTTGTCTCTGATTAAATTATTCTCCATCGTCTTGGTTTTGATTATTGATTTGTTTTCTCTGTATCCACCTTGAGTACATCTTACTTGCTACCGCCTTCCTCTGTGGTCTGAACGGATAGTCTCTCTTGATGATAGCCATTGCTATCCTTACGAAGTTATCTCTCTCCATTTGATTATGATTTAATTATTGTTTGATTATGTCATCTGCAATATCCGTGCCAAACTCTTTCTTGATTTCAAGTATCCTTATATATATACCTATGTCGAATGAATCCCAATACTGAACCCAATCTGCTACGTTCGTGTGTGGTTTCATAAGTGACCTCCATATTTTTTTTCGTCTACATCGAACCTTGTCTCTGATGGTTGGTTATAATCTGTCCAATCTTCACCTATACCCATACCGAATCCATATTCGTATTCCGATACTGATATCTTGTTATCTAGTCTGTCTACATATAGGCGTTCATTCTGCATCAGATAATCTGATACATCATCTAGTTCTATGTTGCTAGGTATCTCTATCTCTACCTCTGCTATCTTATGGTATACTGCTCTATGGCTTATTTTAACTTTCATCTCTGTTGTTTTAGTTGTTTAACAAAATATATAATTTAATTCCTTGTATCCCTTGAGTAGTTTGCGACACGCCTTCACTTGATTGTTTAGGTCTTCGAGTAGGCTCTCCTCATAGCCCTCACCGTAGTATCCTTGTATGTCATAATATATTCCATCGTGTAGGTCTGTGTATTCCATCAATGAATCATTTAGGTCTTCGTACTCACCTAATAGTTTGTAAAATCTGTTCTCGTTGCTCATAGTTCTATCTCTTTTTTAATTAAACCTTGTACTAATGCTTGGTAGTTTCCCTCGTCTGCCTTTCTCATTGCATCGAGTAGGTCACCACTCAATACCGCAGACATAAAGCTACCCTCTCCTCTTCTCATTGATGTCTTCACATCAACATCTGTATCCTCATCTAGATACATCCTTGCTCTGCCCTTGCACATATCATTGGTGCTATACATACTCACCGCCCTTAGCATTGTGAATCCTTTGAAGTCCGTAACGAATCTTCTGTTTCCATCCTCATCCTTGTATCTCATATTAGTCTGAGGGTATTGTAAATTAAATGTACTCATCTCTATTTGTTTTTAGTTATTCTGAATCTAGTTTTCTTCTGCTATGATTAGTAGCACAAGGTATCCGCATAAATCAAAGAGTGTATCCTCTGTTGAGTCATTTATTCCTACGTTCTTTATCCTAGACAGCTTGTCATCTATCCTTGCACGTAAGCTATTCACCGCATTCCCTTGACTGAAGATGTTTATTGGCTCAAGTGCTGAGTTCCCGTAGTCATCGTTCTTTTTTTGTAACATAGCACAGACCTTGTCTGTTATGTACTTTATTTTTTTCTTGCTATCCATTTAAATTGATTTAGTTAATTGTTTACTGCTCTGCTTGTTGTTCATCTTGATTGGTGTTGTGAGGTTCACCTAGGTGAACCTCTGATTAATTAATTGTCTACTGCTCGTCAGTAGTTGTACCTTCCTCAGTTGATTCATCCTCATCCTCACTAAGTTCCTCAACGATTGTACAAGCCTCAACGATTGTGGCTAGAACCCAATCCTTCAACTCACTTGAGCATCTATCTACCTTGCTCTCTATCTCATACTCGTCAAAGGATACCTCACTCAACACAACCTTGTTGTCAAACTCAAGAGTGAAACTACAATCATCCATCTCTATGATGCTATCGTTTCTTAACTCCATCTGAAGTTCTCCGAATATCTCTGCACCTTTATCATTCCATTGTTCACTGAGGTATCTGATGATGTCACCACGCAGTCCTTGTGGCTCGTCAGTTGTCTCAACCTTTGTCTCCTCAATCTGATTGATGAGGTTCGTTACATCTTCCTTGGTATAGATTGAACCTACACCCTCGTTTACTCTGTTAATTGCTTCTTGCTTAGTCATACTATTTAAATTTAAATTGTTAATTAAGGGGGCATTCCCCCTCTACTTATTTGATTACTGATTAAAGTGATTTGTATAATTCGTCATTGATTTCTTCCATCAGATTTCTTATCTGAGTGTACTTGCTTGAGTGCTTATCATCAATGCCATCGCAGACATCTGCTAACTCATCATACGCTTGACCTAGTAGGTCTAATAAAACTGTTGTGTCATTCATAATATTAAATTTTAATTGTTCACTAGGCATAGTGCAAAGACCGTGCCAAAGTGATTATTGTTTGATTATTAATGGTTCAATGTTTAATCCATGCTATTTCAAGTTTTAAGAACTCGATTGCTTGATATCTTACCTCATCATCTGACAACGTAATGTTCTTTCCACATCCAAACTCTGCATATATTTCTAATCTTCCATCGGGTTGTTCAATCTTATGGAATGTAACCCCATCGTTGTCGTTTTCAATTATTCGTAATTGTTTAAGTGCGTATTCTATTATATCTTTAGTCATCTTGATTGGTGTTGTGAGGTACACCTGAGTGTACCTCTGATTTGTAATTAGTTTAGTTGTGCTAGGAATCTCTCCCAATAACCCTCTAGTTCTTGATTCGTCATAATGAAGTCACACGCCTCTTGCTTGGATGAGAATGCATATATCCCTATGTCATTCCCTCTGTCGATGTTTACCACCCATAGGCCTTGCCTTATCATCTGAATCTCTAGGTCTACCACTCGCCTCCTAGTCATACATTGTTTTTATCATTGATAACTGATTTAGTTGTTGCCTACTCTATAAAGTTTTCGGCTTCCCTTTATCTCATATCCTCTACGTCAAAACCTTTCTTGTGTAGGAAGTCTGCGATGAATGATGACAACTCAAACACGCCATCGTAGTCAACCAACTCAAGACCATTGAACCATAGTCCACCCTCGGCATACCACTTATCTCCACCACTCTTCTCATCGTATAACTCGAACCACCCATAGTCATCCTCTGCCCTATACCCTACGGATACGCTAATGACCACGTCTTTTTCTTTGTCTACCACACCATAG